ATGTCTGGACTGATCAATCCACATGCGGCCCCGGAAGAAGCAGCCTATGCGCTGCTGATTGAGCTCGTTCGCGCCCAGCGCGTGCCGCAATATGAAGGCGAAATTTCCGGCCTGCTGGCGATGTACGACGAAGCCGTTAAACACTTTAAAGAGAAAGAGACCGAGCGTTAGGCATGGACATCGTGGTGCGAGAAAAGCGTGACGCCTGCGGAAGCCGCGCAGGCGTTGGCTGGATAGCGGCTTGGGTCATCAGCTGCCGCGGTAGGTAGAGTATCCGTACTGACTGAGCAGCAGCGGGATATGCAGTTTTTGATTTTGCTTTGTGACATTGAAAATAACCGGAATCACCGGGAAGAACGTATTCATATTTTGGCTTTTAAAATAGTCACCGGTTTTAAACGTCACTTTATACACCCCCGGCTCCATATTCTCCGCCTGCGGATAGAGCGATTTAATCCGCCCATCGGCATCCGTTTTACCGGTGGCGATATGCTGCCAGCTCTCCCCCTGCTGTTTATCCAGCTCAATCTGCACCCCCGGTGAAGGGAGCCCGGTTTGCTGATTAAGAATGTGTACGCTGAGCGTCCCCTCTGGCGCCGCCAGCGCGCTGAAGCTGAGCAGAGAAATTACGGAGGCGATAACTAATTTCATAATCGTGACCTTATTGGGCAAGTGAAAGTGCCCTAACTATAGTCAGCGCGGCGGGGAAAAAAATTAAACTTTTTGTTATCAGTTTGAGTTGATGGGTACTGTCTCCACACACAACACGCTGAACCGGTTTCCTCGTAAGAAGAGGAAGTGTCTTATGAGTAGGTAGCCCCGTGCTCTTAGTAACAGGATACGGTGACACTAAGTCTATCAGGCAGGGGAAATAGATTTGCTGGGTTCAAATATCACAAGGTAAAAAGATATACGCCGTGGCCTCTGCCGCCTCTACCAGAACAGTGCTTACTGCAAATGGGCTGCAGTATTCGAAATAATCATTTAATATTATTTAAACTACTATTCCAGTGTAAGTAATCACCTGGTTCAGATATTGATCGTTATCATTGATTCTCTTGTCGCCACGCCTTAACCATCTCCTTTGTTACCTCTTTCTTGTAGCAAATAGGTGAGTACCCACCAGCTTTGCTCCAGGCACTGCGGCCACCGCACGAGCTGCCGTTCCGGGCGGTATTGAAGGGACAGGCACAAGTACCGGGGTAGGATGCGACAGAATCATCAATAATCCTTTGACTGACCTGATCATCGCTTAAGGAATTCGATTTGGCGATGGAAATATCTGATGCAAAGACGCAAACAACAGCGAATACGGAGATGGCGACGAATTTGATGTTCATTCGGATCTTTCCAGGCAGTGGATGAACATCGAGGGTATGCTTTCAAATAGTGTTCAATATTGATCTATAACAACTGTACTTCACGCCAGCTTAAAATGCGATATTTAACCCAGTCAGACAGAACCTAAAGCTATAATGACTATTAGCCTGTTACCGGCAACATATTTTCACATTCCTGCAGAGCGCTTATTCTGCACTCAGCTATAACCAGCATTAACCATTCTGTTCGATATTACAGAGCAGTAATGCTGTACTCTGACTGGCCATCGTCCGACAGATACTACAAGACATTAGAATCATCGAAATGGTCCGTCGATATGCTCACCTGGCACCTAACCATTTAACTGAGCACGCACGTCAAATTGACTCAATTTTTGCAAATTTTTGCAGAAGATGTCCCAAATATGTCCCACAAGGAAAAATCAGCGACTGGAGGAAGTTGATAAGTGATTGATTATTAAATGGCACGCCCTACAGGATTCGAACCTGTGACCTACGGCTTAGAAGAAAGTAGAGCGTTAAATAACACACTGTAATCACACATGTTTACCGCGTTCGCATCCGGTTTTGTGTCGTTTCGTGTCGTTTGAATACATCCCTGTCTTTATCGTGCATTCCTGTCACGCCACAACTACGACACAGCAGCCACGTGCTCTTCTACTCATCTATGCAACTAAACAACCCCATTGTCCTGGCGCACATCGCAGATAGTAAACGTCACGACGCCGGCGACAGTGACATCGTCCAGGGCTTCACCTTCAATCGCTTCGCCATCTTCGGTTATCAGCGACCGCCCTCTCAATGTGGCAAGTTCCGTCCCGCCGCCGTGCTGAATCAGAACCTGACTACCCTGCTTTGGCTTCAGGGAAATATCCAGCACAACATAACCGCCATCCCTTTCGAAAACGCGGGTGTTAGGACCAACATTGCATATCGAGTTAACGGACAGGCGCTGTTCTACGTAGTCCGTCGCGGGTGAAGGGAATCCCATTAGATCACCCTCCCCATATTGGCCATCATCCACAGCCTGTTTTCGCTATGGTCCGGCGTCTTATCGACGAAATACGTTTGTTCCCGCGAGATCCAGGAGTTCGCCTCCACCTCGGTAAAGTGAATGCCGCGCCGGCGCAGTGCGGTAACAAAGTCGCTGGTGTGGAGGTACTGGAACCCCTTGGAACTGCGCAAAATGGACTCGCGGAAAGCCGCGGCGATGTCTGACTGTCGAAGCATGATCTGCCCTCCGATAAATGTCGCGGTAGGGATACCCGTTACCGGATACCCCCCGCACAGATCCCGGCGTGCGCGATTTACGCACCGGGCTCCTGCCTCGGGTGTCTGGCGGTGAACCGCTCCACAGGCCATGGATGAAGAACCCGAACCCTTGGTAGCCATGCGGCTGCCAGTTTGTTTGCTTTCGTCCAGGTCGTATCATCCTTCTGGCTCCTGCGCCTGAGCGCCCGGCGCCAGAGGTTTGTTACGTGTGTCCTGAACTTCTGCATGGTGGGGAAGTTGCCCGGTACCGAGTGATAGTTCAGGTATCCCTGAACCACTCTCCTGAGCCATTTTCCCTGTTCGGGGATTGAGTAATGCCAGCGCCTTCGCAGACCGTCTTTGATGGCTTTCAGAGTTGCCGTCATCCGATCCCGGCGGGTCTTTCGTATCAGCATGAACCTGCCGTTGCGATCTTTCCCGCTGATGTGCGTGAACCCGAGGAAGTTGAACGTTTCTGGTTTGCCTTTTCCCCTGATGGCACGGTTTTCGGCAGCGAAGCGGCCGAACTCCATCAGACGGGTTTTCTCCGGGTGAACCGTGAGTCCGAACTCCCTCAGTCTGCGCTGCATGGCTATACGGAAGCGCCGGGCATCGTATCGTTTGTCGAACCCGATGACGATGTCATCGGCGTATCTGACCATTACCACATTGCCTGTGGCATAGCGACGTCGCCACTGATGCGCCCACAGATCGAAGACGTAGTGGAGGTATATGTTTGCCAGCAGCGGTGAGATGACCGCACCCTGTGGGGTGCCTTCCTCCGTTGCTCGCCATTGACCCTCCTCCGACGTCCCGGCTGTGAGCCACTTACGTATGAGCCTGATTACCCTCCGGTCGCCGATCCGATGCTCTGTGAACCTGATCAGCCATTCGTGGCTCACCCTGTCGAAGAACTGACTGATGTCGGCATCCAGTACCCAGTTTACGTTAGTGCGTACCAGCCCTGTGGCCAGTGCGTCCAGTGCATCGTGCTGGCTTCGCCCGGGTCTGAACCCGTATGAGAACCCCATAAAGTCGTTTTCATAGACTGCGTTCAGGATTTTCACCAGCGCATACTGGACGATCTTGTCCTCCAGCGAGGCGATGCCGAGCGGGCGTTGTTTTCCATCCGCTTTTGGGATGTAGTGACGCCTGCCGGGCTGCGCCCTGTAGCTGCCCTGATGTAGCCTCCGGTGCAGATCTGTTATGTTGTTCTTCATGTTTCCGGCGTAGTCCATCCACCTGATGCCATCCACTCCGGCGGCCGCTTTCCTGCTCAGGGAGAGGAATGCGGCTTCCAGTGCTTCGACTGTCAGCAGGTGGAACAATGCTGTAAACCGTTCTTTCTTCCGCTGCTTCGCAGCTTCCCGCACGCGTGACAGCCTCTGTGACATGCTTTCCCGGCTCTGTGTCCGGCGCATGTGTGGCTGTTCCGCGTTCCCCTTGGCCCCGCTCCTTCGCTCCACTGACTCCGCTCCTTTCGGGTTGTTCGCCTGCTTCGCCGCTACTATGAGCGAGTCCGACTTCTCCTCTCCGTACATCACCGGCTATGACTCCTCGTCTTCCCGGTGCGGGCCATCTCCGACACTGGCAGATGGTCAGAGGGGAGATCTCCCGGTTCCCGCGTAGAGATCGTATTGACATGCCAGGGTCTCAGACCCCGCCGGGTCCATGTGGCACTCGCAGTATCGCACCCTATGATGTTGCCTTCCGTTAACAGTACAACGTCGGCACCCGGTAATTTAATATACATTTCGTGGCTCAATGGCTGGCCTGTCAACACCCCTGTCAACGCTTCGCCCCATACCTCGCGGTATGCAACGCATGACTCGGGGACCTTGTGGATTGCTGGTCCTTCAATGGTCGGGGACTTTCACCCCTTGATCTCTAACCGGTCTCCCGGCGCACACTGTTTTTATATACAGTAGTTTTAAAGCAAGAGCAGATCAAGACCCTTCTTTACCAGTTCCATGCTGCAAGAACAGGAGCAACCAGAGCATCACCCCACTGCGCTCCCCCAAGCTCTCCGGGGTGGACGTCGTCAGGTAACGATACAGTCTGAACTCCCGTATCACTGGTTGCTGTGATAGTTTCGTTCATCCCGTATTTGTAGCTCAGTTGTGCCCATGCAGGCGCCACAATTATTTTTTCGCTCAGGCGATTGTCGAACTTCCTGATCTTCTGCGTTATCCATTTGGCAAAGTCAGGCCAGTTCTGCGGTGCGCTGACTCCTGACCAGCCAAATGCCTGATGAGAAATAACGAAGCGGGAATTCGCTATTTTCTCCCTGAATTTGGCGATCATGAATTCCTGCGCGTCAACGGTCTGCTGAGGCGTATAGCTGTAGTAGAGGTCGTTGTATCCGAGCTGAATAACAACTACCAGTTTGTCGCTGGCGCTCACCCCTGACGCCGCCATCCACGCAGTCACATCAAAAATGTGATACCCCGCCAGATTAGGGTTATCTGCATAGCTCTGGCCAGAATAGGCCTTGTCGTAACAGTACTGAGGGTAAGCGGCGAAATCGGCAGCTACCGCATCTCGCAGGAAGGGCTGCGAGAAGTTCGTCTTCTGCGTCTTCCCGATATAGTCGAAAGTCGTCCAGCCCCCACGTCCGTCAAATGGGATGCCTGCTGAAGGAGTGTTCGGCAAAACATACCCTCCGTCATCTGTCATGCCGCGAGTGGTCCGGGAACCGGCGCCTACGTAGGTTGCACCCGTGGCATTGAGGGCGAAGTATAGCCACGGAACACATCGCTCACCAAGTGAGTCCATTATTGTGGCGACTTTTACGCTTCCTGTTTGAGTCGCCGCCAGTTTGGTGAACGCAGCTTTCTTACGGAATACATTCCCAGATCCGTCTGCGCGGGCATTAATATTCAGCGTTGGGCCATTTATTTCTGACGGCATGATCATGGCGTCAGGGTCTGCATCCTTCAACAGCACTGATTTCCCATCGTAACCATGGCTGGATAAAACAATATCTGTATTATTTCGCCATGGGCGAGGCCCGCTAACCATATTAGCTCCATAAAAACGCAATGGACGACCATCCACAGCATAAAAATATGCCGGGAAAATAACGTCGGTGTTCTGGTTGGTGACCTGCCCGTTTTCCAGTGCAGTAACTCGGGTGTCGAGCGACGCAGTTGACATCATGAGTCCGTACAAAATAGCTGTAGCTGGGGTGAAAAACACCCCATCGGCAGAAATAGGAATCATAGTCACATCTGCGGTGTAACCACCTGACTTGGCTTGTGAATAGACACCCCATCCAGAAAATACTTGCCCTGATGCAATCTGCAAATCTACTTCATGGTATTTACCGTCAGCGGTTAGCGCCTTTTCGTTCGCCCCCCACGCGTTACCGTTCCGACTCTGAATTTTTAGCGCAGCATTTGCCGAACTGATTTTATACATCATCTTGACGGTTGAAGCGCCAGATACTGCATTGATTGTGTTCAGCAATTGCTTATACGCGGTTCCAGCATCAGAAAGCGTATATGTGTAAGGTGAACTTTTAACGAAAGAGTCGAAGGTAGAATCTTGTGACAAGATCGCAAGAATAGCATTAGCTGAAGCGATGGCTGAATACAGAGAATCGATCTGCTCGGTCAGAGCATTTTTCTGCCCATAGTTTACTTCTGCAAAAATACTTCCTGAGGAAACCTCGGCTTTTGAGTATATTTTAATATTATTAGTATCTGCCGTAGCTGTAAGGGTGATGGTATGTCGTACACCGCCACCGGCCAGCTGGACTTCTTCACTCGTCCCATTACTACCATTCGCCAGTCTCACGAATAATCGACCAGACGTGACGTTGAGCAAATAGCTAAGGGTAACAGTGCCACCGGAGGGTACGTTAATGTTGGCATACATTTCAGAGTATACGCCTGAAGCATTAGCGTAGTTCACGCGGTTGTTATTAACCTGGGAAAATGTGGAAAATGGATATCCGGTATTATTAACCCACGAATCAACAGAACCAATACGCACTTTCCCATTTAAACTGGAAATGCTATCCAGTGAGTTAAGAATTGCTGTGGTAATAGCATTCTTCTTCGATGCGTAGGCGATAATCGATAACTGAACAGTGGTTGCAAGCCTTGTATTCACCCCGATAGCCAGGAGCGTTGCTGTAGCTGCGGTAGCGGTAAGCTGCACTTCCTGCCAGTCATTTGAAGAGGTCAGCGTTGGCTGATTACTCACAAATGTACCGTTCAGCGATGTTTTTAATCCAATGGTTGGGGCGCCTCCGGTTCCGCTGTATTTATAACGTACAGTGATAATATCCCCTGCTGCAACAGGAGATAATAAAGCAGAATAAGCCTCTCGGTATGTAATAGTGCTTACAGCAGCTACATTCATCGACACCGAGTTTTCATTCGGCGATGACAATGAATCAAATGGATAAAGGTTGTTATTAACCCACGCATCTACACACCCAATAACTACTGATTTCCTGCTGGCTATTTTTCTCCCTGTAGGCGTTAAAGTTCCTGAGGTATTTGTATATTCATCAGCAATAATATTTTCTGATGCGTTTAATGCAAAGCATTTTCCCCCATTTAAAATATTACCAGCATCTGCATCTGCCTGGGCTGCCGTTGTTGTCGGAAATACTCGGATGGTTCCTGTTACCGCAGCAGTGCCGGGCTGCTTCGCCTGCAGTACGGCCACACCTGCTTTGTTTTGATACTGCCATGCAGCAGAAAGCGCATCTGGCCCCTGGGCTACCCAGAACGACTGGCCGTCAGTAGTTGCTGCCAGCCCTGCGATGGTGCCATCAGGATCGCTAGCGGTCTTATAGAACGTGAACTTATTCCGTGCGTAGTCAGAAGCGTTATTTGCAAACTCTTCAGCCTGTGCAGCTGAACCTGCGGCTGCCGTTGCCGATTCGGATGAGGCAACGGCCGAAACAGATGAATTTTGCTCAGCAGTTTCCGCTGCGGCCTTCGCCGCTTCAGCAGCAGTTGCAGCATTAATCGCTTCCTGAGTGGTGGCGCTAATATCCTGATAGCCCTGCTTGACCTCGATCAGGTACTGTTTTGCCTCTGCGGCACTCACAGCAGCTTCTGCCGCGAACTGTGCCGTTTGCTGTGTGTCGGTAGTTGCCATGCCTAATCCTGAACTTATTAATTGAATTATTACGAGTTAGTATTTAATGCACGCCAGCAGCGCAACGTTGCGCGGGCGTGTGACGCTGAAAAACTGGTTTTGACCTGATGAAGTAACCGCCGTTTTGTCGGTAAGGTTCAGGTAGTACGCCGCAATTCCAGGATAATCAGCGAATGAAACACCGTCGCTACCATAATCAACAGTGCTACCCTTTGCCAAAAACGACGGGTTGGCGGCGTCGTTGTTGTCATCTTTCGCGCCAACAATCGTGCCTTTCTGCGCGCTGCCAAATGTACGTGAAGCATCAACGCCACGCCCATCATCCCAGCCGCGAATAAACTCGCCGCGCAAATCTGGAAGGTTGAACGTCGTCGAACCATCACCCGCACCAAAAGTAGTGCCAATAGCAGCGAACAATGCTGCATATGTAGTACGAGAAACAGCATCTCCGTCTGCTTTTAGCCAGCCGGTAGGGGCTGTGCTTCTGGCAGTATATTTTATGTCTCCGGGTTGGCCAGGGATGTAGGCTTCATCAATTATATTTATTCCGTCGCAAAATATGCGTGAAACGGTACCTGGAGTAACTACCACTCCATTTCCTGAACTTGTTCTGCAGGTAACGGTAAAATTTCCGGTGCAGTTATTATGAATAACCCATTCTTTTATCCAGGATGGAAAAATTATATTTATATTTGCCGTTAATGCTCCATTTAGAAATATTCTTTCCTTTGCAGCCTGCAGTGAAGACAGTGTGATATTAGAAGATGAAAGGCCGGTAATTGATGTAATTCCGTAAGCATGTTGAGGAACCCACCCAGTGGGTTCTCCATAAGGAGACTCAGGGTTAAGGTTATTAGCATTATTTAGATTCAGCCATTGCCCTGAGTAGTCTGATGATGGAATTAATGCACCTTTCGGATAGCCTGAAATGGCCGTTCTGAAATCCGCGTTAAAGGGATATCCCATCCCGGCTGCCGACCATTGCAGGCGCGTGTAAACGTCATTAAAAATGCCGTTAAAGTCCTGCCCCTTCGGCGGTTTACCGCCGGCAGAGAGTGCGATACGGGTCAGCGGCGGGAAACCGGAATCCATAGCCGCCAGGCCGTCAGCCAGCGTTTCAGAAGTGGAATTGACCGGGATCGTGTTTTTATCGCCGCTCACAGAAAAGACAACCGTCAGACGTGACGGTATGGCTGAATTATTCAATTCAGACCTCCTGAACGATGTTAACTTTTACCCCTGGAGGGGAAGGAAGCGCGCCGGAGCTTTGCACTATGGCCAACTCCGAATCGGAAAGCTGGAATTCGAATACGTAGCTCATGACATGGTTGCCATCGTCACGCACGTAAGCCCGCCCGCTGGCTCCGAACATGTACATCAGCATGCGATTCATGACGGGTACAGTGCAGTCGCTGATGTTCGCCATCGCTTTGCACATGATCAGCTTGCGGTATGCATCATTGGTCAGGACCACTGTGTTCGTGTCCTGTACGCCGGTATAGAAAGGCGCCTGGTTAAAGGGTTGCGGGTCGGTGAGTTCTGCCGGGGTGCTGGTCGCTTCGCCAAACCCCAGAAACTGCTGGGATGGCGTCACAGTCAGCAAACGCTCTACATCAACGATTTTACCCCAGCACATCAGCCCGTAATCGCCGCAGGTCTCGATGTTGAATACGAGGTCATAGAACGTGTCTATCCAGTCCTCTGGCGCTACAGAAGCGTTAAAGGTGTCAATCAGTGACCGCAGGCTGGTTGAGTTCACGTACTGCGCGTAGATCGTCCAGTCGACATTATTCACTTACCGCCTCCGTCATGATGTTTGTCGCATCGAGGGTCGGCTCCTGATCAATGCCCATGGTCAGTGCACTTGACCAGGTGGTTCCGTCCAGAGAGATCTGGACCGAAAGCACGTTCATGTTCTGTGCATCAAGCGCCTGAATGGGTCCGATATAGCGGCTGCCATAAATTCGCGCGCCGGCACGCGCCCGGGTGCCGCCATCTGCGCCGGTGAAGGCATTCAGGACGACCGTTCTGATCTGCGCGTTGATATCTGACGGAAGACCCTCATTTGCCTCGTATTCCACCTTGATATGAACACTCACCGCGTCCAGCGTTTTCCACCTGTAGGTGTACTCCGGATAAGGGGCGTCATAATTTTCGGTATCCTGCACGGTCCCGGTGGTGTCACCGTTCATAACAGTGCCCGGGGGAAGTTTTTTATTGATGGCCGCTGCAATGTCAGCCACTGCCCCGCCATAAACCCCGATATAAATCGAGCTGGCCAGAAGCGTGTAATTCGTCGAGCCTTTGTCGACGGGGGTGGGTTCTTTGTTGTCGATAACATAGACATCAAGCACCCCGTCGACCTCCAGAACGGCAGCCCGCACAGCTGCTGCCGTGTTAAAGGCGTTACGCGCTACCGATTGACGGCGCCGATACTCAAAGGCAGATCGCCCTTCCACATTTGATCCCGGAACGCCTGCGGTCTCGTTGGTAATGCTCGACCAGCCACTTACCGCGACATAGATGTTTGTCAGCGTCCCGATTGGGCAGGCTATCGGCCCGGTAGTCAGGTTCTGGAACTCGATTTTTACCGTCCCGTCTGCGCCTATCGTTCCGGCCGCCAAAGACACGTACATATAACCGTTATCGTCGGTTGCATAGGACTGTGCGGGAATTACCGTTCCCGGCACGCCGGAGCATGTGGCCGTAACAACCGTCCCCGCAGCAGCAATGCGGTCGAGGAAGTAAATCCTGCCGATGCCATCCTGAAATCTGCCGGAAGAAAAGTCCGGGTTCATGTTGTTGACGATAGCCAGAAGCTGATCGTTCTTGTCAGCGATGATTGCAGTATCAGTGACAGCCAGTTGCCCCTGCGGCGTCTTGAGGTTCGTGCTCATCGCCGTCCCAAATGCAGAACCAATATCTGCTATACGCCCAGCAAGAATGTCTCCCTCATCTGGAACATCAAGGCCGGTGGTGGAAAAGGTCACGGCCGGTACCGCCGTAGAGATTGTCGTCATTTTTTCCTCACAGGGTGATGCTGGAATCCAGGCCGTTGGTATCCACGATCGCAATAACGCCGGTAGTGCGGCGCGTATCTCGGTTGTTAATCAGCGTCGGCTCAGCGCGGGCGATATAGCTCATTCGCAACGCTTCAACCTGAAGCGCGGCCGCCATGGCGCCAGTGCTGGCCTTAACGTTCAGCAGCTCTTTGTAATTAACGCCGGTGTCTTTTTCGTAAATGCACTCGCCGCGCATAGCCAGGCATGCCGTCGCTACGTCCTGAGCGCAGGCGTAGGGGTTTTCAACCGTGGCGATATTACCCAGCTCATCAAGGACAAGATCCCAGGTGTCGGGATCGAGTTTGAGAGAGATTGTTTTCATGGATGAATATCCATTGGTTAAATGTCAGGATTTAATAAATCAGGCGTCCTGGGTATGTTGCTTTAAACAACTTTGAGGGGATCGCCATGGACATCAAAATCACCTGCCCGGAGTGCGGAAGTGAACACATCAAAGCTCCCGCCGAAGTCCACTCGCTGGACGACCTCGCGGGTTCCATCTGCGCCGACTGTGGAAGAGAAATCAGTAAAGATGATGTCGTTAGTCAGGCGAGACAGTTCGCTATCGACTCGCTCAGAAATTCCATCGGGAAATCGTGATTTAAGCTCGCCGTTCAGGACGTTAATCTTGTCGTCTATGCGTGAGGTATCGATTGACAGGGTAATGAGCATGATTTACTCCCATAAAAAAAACCCCGCCGAAGCGAGGCTTGGTTCTGATGCCATCAAATGAATTTACAGGAAAGACAAGTGAGTCCACTACACCAGGATGCGAGAAAGAGACTCCCTGAGCTCGCTCATTGTGAGGTCGATTTCACCGTTCATTTGCTGTTTTCGCAAATCTTTCAGGATCGCATCTGTAAGGTCTGATGATTTCATTTCGTGCTCAATCACTGCTCCCTTACCGATGAGAAGCGACATGCCGACACGAATCAGTGACAGTCCAGTTTTTACGTTTTTTAACGATGGGGTGTAAACGATGGAAAGTTTCATTTTTACCGTCCGAAGTTCGGTTTAAGGTTTTGCAGAAAAAGTGCAAAACCTTTACTAGAAATATCGCTTTTTAACCAATCAGATATTCAGCCTTACCACAGCTAAGAGCGCATAGGTGTCTGAATATTCAAGGTAATGCTGCTGCCTAATACCGAACCACTGATTTCAGCAATTCTGGATAGTTTCTGATACATCCGCTCTGCGTAATGACGATGAGCCAAGTATTCCATCTTGACCGCACTCACGTCGTATCCCTGCATCGCCAGTTTGCTTATGAGGCTACTGATCGCCGAAGGTGATTCATCCTCAAATCCATAAAGCAGCCTTACGGGGAACTGATAACCTCCAGACGCTGTGGATTTCTGAATTTTTCTTTCACGCTGAAGGAGCGGGAACTGATCCCACCAGTCTGCTGGGTAGTGAATATCCAGCTTCGGAGCGGGTAGTGCTTCCTGTTTACCGAGAAACTCACCTTCCAGCGCAACACGATGAACATACTCGATAGCATCGGGAATCTGAGTCGCCTCTAAATCCTCAATACTCTCCACGTTAAAGCGCTGATGAATCATCGCGTAGGCTTCCGGATACATCATGTGCTTTTTGCTTACCAGCATGTTAACGGCATCCCGAAGTGGCGTTCTTTCATCTACCGTGGTCTTTTTGCGTGGGTTCTTTACCTCACCTTTAGTCCAGTAGTCGTGCAGTACGGTAAAGCATTCCTCCTGGTACTTGATCAGTTTGTCGCGGATATCGGCGCGCACTTTTTCAGGGTTGATGCTGAACAGCCAGCCGTTGAGTTTTTTCAGTGGGAGGCACAAAAGCTTGCGCAACTTGCCGTCGGCGGCAACCATGTTCATATGAACACAGTTGAATTTTTCTAGTTGTTTCATCAGTTTTGTTTGCTGAGTTGACCAGCTCATGCCGAGGTTTTCAACGACAGGCTTCATAGCCACATAAGCGATGCCTGCAGCCATAGCAGTGATTATTTGCTGCCCGTTGAACGGCACGTAAGAGGTGTTAACTGCTTCAAGAATTGCTATACTTGTCATGTCGATACTTCCTTCTCTGGATTTTTCGATGTAGAAGCCTGACGGTCTAGCCACCGTTGGGCTTCGCTATTTCTGAGGCACAAATAACCCATCTTTTTTGAGGCTATCTATAAGTCTCATAACCATTTCGGTATTGATTGACCTCCCCGCTGCCTCTGCTGCTTTTTCAATGGCTTCCTTTACATCTGCTGGTATTCTCATGTTGTACTTCGGTGCTTTAGATGAAACGATCATACTTCCTCCTATCATTTTGGTATAACCGTTATACCATTGTGGTTGCGGTAGTGCAATAGTAATATCACCACTATGTTATGGAGGTGGTATGTCACGTGAAGAGCCGCAGATAAATATAAGAATTTCCAATGAGTTAAAGGCAAAAGTTAAGGCTAGAGCCAAAAGCAACCGTCGATCAATGAATGCGGAAATTATTCAAATAATTGAAGATGCCGTGGATGGCCGGTCATTCAATAGCGCTGAGTTTGCCAAGCAAGAAGCCGATCGCTTCAGGGATGCTCTTCTTGAGACTTTTTCGAAAATGTATAAAAAGGAAGAAAAATGACTCTTCCAGAAAACCTCAAATCATTAACTAATATTGACTTGAATGATTTGTCTGAAAATGGTCTTGTTCTGATTATTCCATTAAGCAAATCACAAAATTTTCCTTTAGTTGAGAAGCTATCAAGCTTAATGGCATCTGCAAGGGGTTCAGTTAATGGTCGAGAGGTTATTTTGTGTGTTTCTGATTTAACATCCTCTCGGCAATGCGATTTATCTATGGAGATCATAAACATTGCAAGCTCATGGAAGGGGTTCTCAGTGATAGCTAGACGCAACGTTATACCACCACTTAGTTGTTATCAGGTTTTATCCTGTATGATCGAATCCTTCCAATGCATCAACAAAAAAGCACACTGCCAAACTAGAGTAAGCAACGCCTCCTTCCTTCGCCCATACGTCCTTCACTCATTAAGCATGGTGAACAGAGATGGATTAGAAGCCATCCTGCCGTGCAAATTAGTCAGCAGTGGATTCTACGACCCTTTGATTGACGCCAGCTTGGCCGAACAGTACCAGGCACACGCCGTATCCCAAGGCATCCACTGGTGTCCTCATTTTGATGAATCTTTAATTAGGGTTATAGATGGCAAGGTAGATGCTACAAAAACTAATGAATACGATACCTTCATCGAAGAAAAGAAACCCACCTAATGGTGGGCTTTGGCTAGTACATCGACTTGATCTGCGTGGTACCGTCCGGAACGCCGTACTTGCTCATTTTCCAGCAAGCCTCAGCAACCTGGATTATTTGGTATCTCATTTCCGGCCCGATTCCTTCTGTTAAGCTGATGTTCTTTTTCATCAATTCCAGGGAAACGCCAGATCTCTCAGCCTCGCCAGCCACCCGGCACATATGCCTTACCCCGGCGTCAGAATCAGCCTGCTGGTATGGGTATCGGGCCATTAGAGAATAGTAGACATTATTTAAAGTGTAAGACGCGGCATCAATCTCACGCTTGGCCATACACTCCTTACTAGCCTGACACTCAGCTTCTTTCTGCTTAGCGAATATTCTATTCTGTTTATCTTTTTCTTCTTGGTACTTTTCCATTAGAGAGTCATAAGCACTAGCATACTTTCCATAATAACATAATGCATCTCTTTGGCATTCATAGGTGTTTTGATTTGGAAGTTCCATTCCTGTTGTGTTCTTAAATTTATTTCTTAAATTAAACACAGACAGTCTTTCATTGGATTTTGTCTGAAATGTTATATTCTCAAAATCATGTTCTTTCTGGTAGTTTATCGCCTCGTTAGGAGATAAGGCACAACCTGACAAAGAAAGAGAAAGCGCGAGAAGAAAATACTTTTTTATCATTGTTACGGCTCCAGGGGATCGGTTCGGCTTCCTCCTGATACTACCCCACCATGAGTATGCCCATCAACGATAGAGCCATCGACAAGCTCAAGTTTCCCGTCTGGGTGTACTTTCAGGCCGTTGATGTTAACTACGCCAGGGCTCTGTATGTTTATTCCGTTTCCTGTAAACTCAGCAAACTCCGTGGGTTCATCGTTCAAACTGGCTATAGCCGTGATGTAAACAGCATCCGAGTATGAGTGGCGCCGCTGAGTTGGTGGCGGGCCACTTTGCCTTGATGCTCTGACATTGGTTGTATCTTTGTCACAGGTGATTACCAGACCAATATCGCCAATGCGGGGAGTCATTTTTACAGCGCTGTTCCCGGCCTGATACCGAATAAAGGGAATGTCATATACCTCCTGACATTTGATCTCCCCCCCGGAAACGTTCGCGCCACTCACAAGAGGTAGCACAGTCATAACGCCATCACCAACATCTTTAACCAGAACAATATCAGCAAAAACATTGCCCTTTGATGCCGTGGCTATAAGGGACAAGATCGCGTTACCCTGACAGGAGATATCAGAAGCCTTTTGGTTAGTTGCCATTATTTTCCCCTCCGATGACAGATATCGGAGATGCCACAACAAACGTCTCCCAAAGTCCACCAGGTACTTTACAGGACAGATAGTGGGTAGTCCCCGCCTGCACCACCCACTCGCCGCTAGCGTGTGGCAAGTCTGTTTTGAGGATGATCTTCGTATTCAATTTTAGCGCCGGTGAATAAATGCAGCGAAAGTTAATACCCATCTCATAAAATATTGGATACCCAATAAGTCCATGCTCTGGCGAAATTAAAGGAACAACTGAATCCGACGGTGTTTTACCTGTATAAATTGTGACAGTGCCAAAATCTATGTCAACAGAGATATCATGTGCCGCCGCAATTTTTAATATTTGAATTATTGCATTGTCATCGAAATATGGATTTCGATGAGTAGCCTTAACGTCCACGTTAACGAACTTTAAACCAACCTTAAAGGCAAGAGCACGAATCATATCAGCAACATCAGCATCGCCGCGAATGGATGTAGGCTCACAGGGGATCAGGCGCTCCCTGCCGGCCGCCGCCGCAGTTATCTCAATCGGCGCATCCGGCATCTGATTCAGGTTAATCCTGGCAGATGTTATTGACCCGGAAAAAACACGGGTGTCGCCGGCGTAAACGACAATTGAGTTCTGCGCATAAGCGACTATCTTTTGCGCGTTGGTTGTCAACTTGGACATGTTTTCCAGGGAGAGTCCCCAGAGGCTAAGTTCAAGTACCGTACCGGTAGCGCCACCAAATGCGGATATAGCTGCTTCACACTTGAAGCCTTTAACCGTCAGGGTATTACCAATGCCACCGTCAAACGTGCCGTTAGCCAGCGTGAACGATACAGTAAGCTCTCTCTCCTTGTAACTCATCTGCCTACCTCACTGCTCGTCGCATAATACAGCTTGAATCTGGTGCCGATTTCGTCGTAATAGGGGTCGGCTGTGCCTTTCGAGTCAATGAAAACCAGATCGCCACTGAAGCCCAGATATTTATACCGAACCAGGTAAACGCAGTTCAGGCAGAGAACGCCCTGGAATATCGGCTTGTCATCGACATACAGATCGGCGTAAAAACCGGTTGAGCGCTGATGCAACTTGATAGCGCAGTTCTGGCCGCCAAGCGTGACATACACCTTTTGGGATAGTGACGGTGATAAGCTAATTTCCTGCATGTCACATCACCTTTCCCAGAAAGTCGGAGACGGTGCTTTTTATCTGCTTAGAAACCGCAGTAGAAGAGCTGTCCCACGCCTTAGAAACCGACTCGGCCGCCGAGTTAACGTTAGACACAATCGCCGCTCCGGTCGTCTGGAGGGCGTCTGATAAGGTAGTGTTGGCACTTGACCAGGCATCTTTAACATTACTCAAAGTCACCTCTTTCGTTGCCCCGGTGATCACCTGCGTTGAGGCTGCGGCGCCATTGTTGGTTTTCGCGTTGCTGGTCGGTGGCCCTTCAATCACAGCATTTGAAAGCATGACCTCCCCGCCGTCCATGATCTCCTCGAAAGTGCAGTTCGCCATCAACAACGTCTGCCCGCGATATGACCCCACAAAATAATCGAAGTGGGTCAGATCGTAGCTGTAATACACCGTGTCCGGCGTCTCGATGTTGTAGGTGCTGGCCGTGTTTTTCATCTCATCCAGTTTCTGAATGAAATTGTTCCGGCTCAGCAAAGAGAAATTGGTCAGGTTAGGCAGTGACCCGGAAAAAGCCGTCCATCCCTCAAGGGCAAAAATGATCCTGAGTTCAGACGGCTGTTTCACTTTGTTGTAGGACGTGTACCGGCCCTTTTCTACTGGCCCCTTAGTCACCGCTGCGTCACCGTAGCGATCAACGCTAACCCAGCCGGACGGAGAGAAAACCTCCTGCCCGGCTGCAGCCGTCAAAAGCGACTCGTCAACGGTGTTATAGGTGATCCGGTAAGTTGGCGACAGGGCGCTGTTAAGGACTGACAACAGGCTTCCTCCCTGAATGGCGGATAGCACTGTCGAGACATTCAGAGAAAACGACATGAGTTATTGTCCTGAGTAGCCAGCCAAAAGCATGACACGGTTGTCGCCGTGCTTTTTGATGTCGCTGGTAAGCTGTTCCACGTTCTGGGCCTGGGTGGTGATTTTGGTGCCATAAAACTGATAAGTCGCACCGGACTGTCCGGGCATTGCGCGGTCTACGGCCATCCCGGCGCCAGGGCGCATTCCGGCCATGACTTTAGGGACGTAATTGCGAGTTTCCGACGGCAGGTTATCCATGCCTTTCTTCTGGACGTTTCCGAGCCCCCAGTTATAGGAAGCGAGTGTTTTTTCAAGATCACCTCCTGTGGCGTCCATAAGCCAGTTAAGGTATTTCGCAGCGGCCTCTGCGGATTTGTGGGGATCGTAAACATCACGACCATTCAGTCCCATATCCTTTGCTGTGCCTGGCATGAACTGGAACAATCCTTTAGCCCCAGCCTTCGATTCCGCATACGGATCGCCCCCAGATTCAGTGGCAGCCACTGAAGCCAGAAGACCGGGTGGAAGACCATACTTTCCTTCAAGCGCACCAAACTCACCGGTCATTGCCTGCAGGAATGCTTTCCCCTTCTCGCTAAGCTTTGCAGCCTGAGCGTTAAGCGGAATGTTCGGCTGATAGCCGCCGACATTTGGCTCCATAGAAGAAGCTCCAGCGGGAGTTACTATGGCATCCGCTATCTTAGATAGAAGGTTTTTTGTTGAATTCCAGTAGGAGCGCTCATCCTGGTCTTTCTTTCTATCTGTAGGGGTTCCACCCATCCATTCAGGGAGGTAATTATTTAACAAATCGTTATATTTTTTATAGGTGCTATCTTCATATGTATCTTTGGCGTTTTTTGTTACCCCAGGCAGCGCATCATTACCGGTAGGCTTTCCATCTTCAGTGCCGTACCACGCCTTTTTAAACTCATCGGCAGCCTTGGAGAAGTTGCCGTTATTGAGCTCGTTTAAAGCGTTACCCAGGTGGTTTAGCACTTTTCCGAGCATGGAAAAGTTATCTTTGAGGTTGCGCAGATCGCCTGATAGCGTCCAGCTACCAAGGTCAATACCAGTGATGTCGTTAATGTCCCGCTTGAGCTCTTTGAAGAATGAAGAGGATTTTGCGTTACCAGACGACCACTCTATGAGGAGACCATTCAGATCGCGAATGGTAGGTATCAGGCCCACGTAAATCTGGTTTTTTACCGTGTCGAGGTTTTGCCCCAGCTCCGCCCATGCGGCTGTAAATTCCTTTGCGCCTTTGGTTGAGGCGTCTGTAATACCGGAGCTTTTAGTTAGCCGATCAACATCAGGCAGGAATTTTCCTTCCTGATTACGCTGGTTGATAGCGTCATCAATACCAACCAACTGAAGAATCTGACGGCGGATATCTGGATCGGTAACCTTCCTTGCCGACTCCAGTATTTTCCTGAACGTGGTTTGTGCTGAGTCGTCCCTGATGTTGAAAGAATCATGGGTCAGTGAATTAAGCCGGATTGCTGCTTCCTGCACTGGCGTATCGTACACTCCGACCTTAGCCAGTTGCTTTGCATTCTGAAATCCCTGCAATGCTGCACTTATTTTCTCGACAGAACTACCGGCCGCCTCTGCCGCCTTACCCACGCCATCAAGCTCTTTAGCTGTCATCCCCAGCGATTTAGCCTGAATAGACAACTCCATCAGTCCGGAGGTAGTGCTTTTCACAAAGCTCATCAGGCCGCCGGCAGTGACGGTAACGCCAGTCAGTGCCAGCAATTCCGTCTTTATGCTGCTGAAGAACGAAGCGGCTTTCTTGCCCTGCTCCGCCATTTCCTTGGCGGTATTTTTGGCGTCTTCGCGCTGCTTTTTCAGGTCATCACTGACTTCCTGCTGGCCTTTGCGGAACTGAGAAGTATCAAGGCCCAGCGTCACCAGGAGGGCGTCAATTACCGTTGCTGCCATGATCACTCTCCGCTGCTATGGCTCTGTTGGTGTTATCCACGGTCATTATTTCTATCAGCCACCACATATCCTGAACGCTGTATACCGTGTCCAGTTCGTGGAGTGTCGCCATTTTCCCGGAGATCACCGCGGCGATGGTGCGCGGTACATTCGCATACTGTATGAAACCGCGATCTGAATCTTCAGGAACGGATAAGGGGATTTCTAACTTGCGGTGGCTGCTACAAAAGCGATATGGAGTTTGAAGGCTTCGATTTTCAGGCGTGACCAGGTGCTGATTTCTTCGATCTGACCTTCGTCAACAAGCGCTGTTTCGATACCGTTACCGCCGAGGAATTTCACGCAGCCAAGCAACTCATCAAGCAGAGGCTTTGACTGTGCGAACGGAACTTTAGCCAGTGAAGTGATACCCCACTGAGCGAGACCTGCCATGCCGCTGGCCATCACGCTTTCGTACAGCTCGCGAGCTTCTGCGTTATCCTCGGCTGGGGCCGGCGCCACCGCAGCACCGATGGCCATCATCATATTGTCGGGAACGGTAACGCCGGCGCCAATCACGGCACACGCCAGGCGGATCGCCCACTCTTCGGCCTTTCTCGCCGGCATTTCGGTGATTTTGAACTGCTTACCCTTGTCACGGTTATCTGCTTCAACTGTGAATATGATGCTTTTACGAGCCATTTTTGTTTCCTGAATGAGTTATCTGGCAATAAAAAAGCCCACCGTGGCGGGCCATACAAAAACCACTAATTGTGAGTTTCATGATTCGGTAAGCGCACCAGGAAAACCGGGCAATGCCAACTGACCTTGCTTGTCCAGTTGCTCAATGCGTGAAAGTAGCTGGGGCTTCTTCTCTTTCCCCCACCGGCGCAGCAGGCGACCAGACATACTGGCAACATCCTTCTCTTTCAGGAACTCCAGCATGACGGCATTACGCTCTTCTTCAAACTGGCGCCGCCCAACCTGAAGCATCGCGTACATCCAGTTGAAGGCGTTGATGTAGGCGATCTTGATACGCATCGCCTCTTTTTTGGTGTAGGACATAACCAGAAGCATCAATCCATCTTTGCGGAGCCGATAGAACTTCTGCGGCTTACCGTTCTGCAACTCATTGTTTTTATAGCAAAGCTCAAAATTGAGTTTTGTATCGAACTCCGGCGGGCAGGCCTCGATAGTTCGCTCAATGTCGCGAATTACGTTTTTAGGCAACTTTCCAAATGCCTTCGCCACCATAAACGAGTCGGTTACCGGGTCGTTGTCAGCAACAAAAATGAGGTCACGGAAATCAAGTCCGTTAATAACTGTTGGGTATGACATTGCGGTATTTCCTTTAGAAAGATGAGCCTGTTCGCACAGAAATGCCGCCCCGAGAAGGTCCGCACCTATACGGCATTTCTCAGGCTCAGCTTTCTGAAAGACTCGGGAGTTAAATGCGCTGCGACGCGCAGGAGGTTTATTTCTGATATAAAAAAGCCCGGACTTGGCCGGGCTGATTGTTTACGCTGAATAGCCTGCCGGGGTGACAGTTTCCCACTGGATGAGTCCAGTTACCGGCTGAAGCACACGGCCGGCAGACGGCATACGGCGCGCGCGCTGCAGGATACCGTTGGTCATAATGTACTTTTTACCCAGCGACGGCAGGATCACAGTCCCATTAACACGCAGCACAGACCGCGTGGTCATCTGCGTGGTTTGCCAGTTGTCGATGTACTTAATCGACGGTGAGGATGCCGCCAGATGAAACGTCCACGGCAGATCACCATAAACAAAACCACCCAGCAGTTTACCGTCAGCAGTACGCTGGTACTCTGCCATATCGGTATCACCCATTTCGAAGATGTTCTGCGCTTCGAACTGTTCAAGGTTAAACCCTGATGGGTAGAGCTCAGCGATTACCAGCTCAATGATGGCGTCAGCCGCCGTAATATTTTGACCGGCCATTACTGCACCTCCGTGCTGTTAACGGTGATACCCTGGATGATCCCGCCGTCGGTGTACCAGAAGTAAACCGTTGGCTTGGTACGCGCGGCGCGCATTGCCGGGGTGAACGGGCCGATGTAGACGTAATACCCTTCAGCCAGAAGCGAATCCGTAACATCGACGCCAGCGATGGCGTTAATCTGGTCGATCTGCGACTGGTCAAGATCGGTGCCCGCCGTCATGCCACCCCACGCCCTGAATTGCTCAATGGTCGGCTTCATGCACGACTCAATGCGAGCTTTTCCGGCTGCTGCGTAGGGCAGATTGCTCGCCTGCTGGAACAGTGCAACGAGAGCCGCCTGAAGCTGAGCATTTACCCATACCTGACCAGCCCATGCGTCAAGCCAGGCGTAATCACCGGTAATAGAGCCGGGCGCCCACTGGTTGGTTTCGACTGCATTCGAGGCATAGTTGCCGTAGAAGTTATAGCCGTTGGCCTTGGCCGCCTCGTAATCAGTATCGTTACTGATCATCGGCAGCAGGCCGGACACCTGACGACCATTCAGAGAACAGCGCCCATTGGCCTGCGTGAAGTTCAGCGCAGCCACAAACCCCATAGCGTTTGCTGCGTGGTTCGGATAACCATACACCGGGCAGGTGTCGTTATAGGCGTAGGTGTTGATGATGTCGTACACCAGTGCATTCGAGCTTCCCGCCACGATTGCCGTTCCTGATGCGTCCCACGGGACATAGGCAAAGCGATGGTTCTGGCTGTTTGTCCAGAGCGCAAACGCATTAGCCTGGTCTTTGGTGACAGCGAACGTCGTGGAGAATGTTACCCAGTCCTGCTCTTTGGCCAGAATGGCAGTAAAGATATCGTCAACCACTGCCGGCGCCGCACCCTGAGAGATCACCGCGCCGGTCGCTTCGGTCAGTTTAAGGCCTGTGGCCAGCGTACCTTCATCGGCAAAGGTAATGGTGCTATCCACGCCTGTGGTGGCAGAGGTGATGATGAATTTCTTCAGCACGCTATCCCAGGTCACTACAACCGAGGAACCAATACCGGTTTCAATCAGCTCTGCAGCGTTATCAAAACTGGTGGCGCCGCTGAGGTTGATAGCCGCAGAAGTCTCCTCCGTACCGTCAACGGTAAGAGTCAACGTACCAGAAAGCAACTTGAGCTGTGCCAGCGTGGTCGCGGCGTGCGATCCGGAACGAAGGAATGCCGCCACTGCTGCGGTATTGAATCGGCTAAAATACAGTTTGCCAGGCATCTGTGTTTTACCGGCGAAAGCGGCGAAATACAGCACCGCGGCGGTGTACTCAATCGACGCGCTGCCGAAGTACGCCTTTACCTCATCCGCACTGGAAAATGAGGGTACTGCACCAACCGGCGCGTATGCGCTGTCGGTCAGGAACAGGCCATTGAGATCAATAGCTGTCCCTGTCGCCTTCAGTACGCCGGGAAGCATCTGGGCGATTTTTGATAGCGAAATTGCCATTTATTATTTCTCCGGAGGAAATCTCACGTCGACCGGCTGCGATATCACATCTGCGCCTGTCATAAACTGCTGAGGAACGCTGACGACAATCAGCGGGTTTGCGTGGAATTCAAGCGTCCAGCGGGATTCCCACTGTTTCTCGCCGTTGATCATCGATGTTTGCCGCGGAGGGCCGGAATAAAGCGGTACCAAGACATTCGCGTTTTCCCTGAACCAGGTGCATGCGAATTCGGAGCGGGCGATGCGCGAAAAGATGGTGGCATTGTTTTGCGCCTGATCTCCGTAGAAATCGAGCTGACATTGCCATTCATCAACGCGGCGAAGTTCTGCCCGCCCGTAATCGCTAACGCCGTCATACTCGTAATTGACAGCACTGGTTGATAGGTCAGTCAGAAAAAGCGGCGTCAGAGTAATGAAACCGCCTTTCGGCATGGCGGTCTGATTTTGCTGAGTCTGCGTGATCTCTGCATCCGGGAAGAGGACGGAAAGGAAATAGCCAGTCGCCTTAAACAGATCTCTTTCAGTGACCTGCAGGCCTACGTCAATTGTTGACATGCGATAACCCTCGTCCAGTCCGGCCAGTTTTCAGGCACATCCACAACCAGCCACGTTTCATTGCCGATAACGAACTTATCGCCGCCCTGCTGCCGATCCCTGTTAATCCCGCACCAGTTGCCATCCGTCCAGATACTGACCAGCACACCCTGGATATTCATGTTATCCATGTGCCTGATATCAGCCTGACTCAGCGCCTGCTTTTGCACCATCATCGTTACCGGCGGCGCGAAGCCCGGAGAGGTCGAGTAATCCGGGTTTTTGATTGGTCCGATCGAGCGGTAAATCTGCGCCTCGACGCGAGGATTAACCGCGCTAATGGCGCTTCGCACTATGGAATGAAGATTCACTCTTTCACCTCGTAGTCGACCGAGTTCAGCATGTGGGCCGAGTCGATTAACGGGTCATTAAACCCTTTTTTGTCGACCGTGCTTTTTGCGTTCGGCGGCTCAGAAAAGGCGATGATTGACGACTGAATCTGCCCCTTGATCCGCTCCCCCATCAGCGCCAGGCTTTTGCTGGCGTCAAAATCGTTTGCCTTCATGAGTTTCCCGAGCTCTCCGCCCCACTCCGGACCATGTTCAGAAATGGTCTTCCTGAAGTACGGCCGGGATGGGATCGTAACGATATGCTCGGGTATCATTACTGACTGCGCGAAATTGGCCTTTGATGGCTTTGCGAAGCGCGAAATGCCGTCACGGCGAACGTAAAAGTTCAAATCCCGGGTATGCGCCGGGATTTTTACAGTGCCGCCAAATTCGTTGGTGGCTGCCACAAGTGCTACCGGTGTCCCGTCCGGGTACTTAGCCCCCTCAAGGAACCCCACCTTCAAATCATCGCCAGAGGACAGCCCCTTTGCGATCGACTGCAGGTGCTCCATCAGCTTATCGCCGCCTGACATTCCATCCATAGCTACCTCCGGATGAATGAACGACGGTTATAATGGCCCGGGTACATTGAAGGGGATGAGCCAGGGACATATCGCACAGTGCGATAAGGGGCCGTAGCTTGCCAGTAAGCTGCACCGTATGGCGTCTGTAGATACCACCACGATGACGCGCTGGAAGGCCCCGCATCAGTCGAAACCGATACAGACCCCTCCGATGCGCTTGCCACACGGCCAACCAGACCAGAAGCCTTTTCGCCGTTTACGCCTGAATTCAGCGCCGCAATATGCGCAACCAGCATGTTCAGGAAAAGAGCCCGGATAGAGATATCTTTTACCGGGCTGCTGTCCGTGTTATTCAGGTAAATCGTTGCCTCCGTGAAGTACGCATTAAGCAGCGTTTCACTTACGGCATCGAACTCCGGATAACGCTCACGAAATGCGGCAACATCAAAGACAACGATCGCCATTATTTTTTGTCCGCCTTCTCAATGCCCGGGGCCGGGTTGTTCTGATCCAGACCTTCCAGACCGGTTTTCTCCGAAGCGTTTTCATTCGCTTTCGCCTGGGCGCTGCTGGTTTTCGCCTGGGCAAACACCAGCTCTTTGCGAACGTAGGGCTGATCAGCATGTACTACCAGCCACGCCTCAAAGGCTTCCTTGTCCACGTTTTCGGTCAGGCCGTAGCCGCCGACAACGAGAGAGGAGTTGGAGCCGTTAAGCTCCACTTTGTACGCGCCCTGCTCCAGGATCAGGCCGTTCGGCAGTTTGCATCCTACAGTTACTGTTTCGGCCATGTTACACCCCGATCATGCTGGCGATTCCCAGCGGTTGACGAATGATTGCACCCCAGGTGCCACCGGATTTTTTCTGCCGCCAGGAAGACTCTTCCACCACGACAGCGTGCGCGCGCATCTTCTCGGTGAATGCTGCGTAAGCGGTGTCCTGCTCACCCAGACGCTCAACAATCAGTTGCACCAGCTCGCCTGAGGCGGTGCTGTATTCAACAGCGGTTTCGATACGCATGTTCGGGAAGTTTTTCTTCAGCTGATCGGTGACGTTCACGTTGTACTGGTTCGTCTTGGTCAGGTTGACTTCCATTTCGGGCGACATACCGAGCACCATGCGATCGGTACGCTCTACGAGGCCTTTGGTCTGAGAGACCAGCTGCTTATAGAGACGACCGGAGATGTCGTCATATACGGCTTGTCCGTCTTTCGTTGCCCAGGTAACGCCACCGCCGGAACCAGTCGCCGCCGGCGTCACCGGAGCGCTCAGAGACGGATCGTTGAGCAGACCGTAGTTTTCCAGCCCGGCGATGCCGTAGAAGTAGGACTTGTTCTGGAACTTATTCAGCACAAGTGCAGAGGCCACGTTGAGCTCGGCGGCATAGCCGATACGCCCGGCGCCGTACATGTCCAGCTCGCGCTCACCCCAGCGGGTGTGAGTCTGATAATGGAACGACTGGCGCGGCACCCAGTTAACGTTGGCGGACGTCATGCCGTTGTTGTTGAAGTCGCCGTAAGCGCTGGTTTCACCAGTCGACTCGACGATCGGGAACTGCGAGGTCAGCGTCGTCCAGTCGCCTTTTTTCACTTCACCGATAATCTCTGCGGCCTTCATCGGCGTTACGAGAACGCGGATAAGTTCCGGATCGACGTAGTTAGTGAAGTAGGCCGGGATACCGGCGTTATTCGCAGTAACCATTTGCGGCTGGGCATCCATCGCCAGCGCGAAATTCTCCGCAAACTCCGGCTTCAGGTAGTCCTTCGCGCCGGGCAGCACAATGCCATATTTCCCGCTGGCTGCGGCGTAGTGTCGCTGAAATTCGTTCATTACTTGCTCCAGGTGCTGATTTTGACCAGCTCGCCAGCGTCACAATCGCTTGCGGCATAGAATGCGGTCTCGATAAAACCGGCCACGGTTGCGCCGGCTGCGGCGACTTGCACCTCACCGGTGGTCAGGGATGCAAAAACCTTCTGCCCGCGGGTGGCAGCGGTTGATGTTTTGGCCCAGTAGTCACCGGCAACCTTCAGGGTCACTTCACGTCCGGGCTGGATAAGCATGGATGCCTGACCCAGCCAAACGGTGATCGAGGCCTGACCATCACGATGGACAAAGCCAGAAGGAACACCGCTACCGGCATTGGAAGCCACACCGTCAACGTCCCAGGCGAAACGGCCGACAGTCAGGCCGTCCTCGCCAGCAACCAGAGCGCCCTCGCCAGCCTGATAAGTCGCGTGAGGGTTGGTACCAGCAAATGCCCCTTCGACGCCGGGGGCCGGATACTGGTTAATTCGTGTCTGAAAACCTGCCATATTAACCTCGTTTCAGTTTGCCAGCGGTCGGGAATGCTTTTTCGAACTCACTGACGGAAGCGGAATCCTGCGCAATGACAGGGCGTGAATTTTCTTTCTGGCTGATCGCCATTTTGACCATCGCCGGATAAGCGGACGGGTGAACGCCTGAGATATCCACGCCGCTCTGTTCAAGCGCGGTGCGATAGACATCTTCGGCTGAGTCCATGGCAACGACGTCGCCGATCAGCGGGCGGACAACCTGCTCGGCTTCACGGATTTTCCGGAAGTTTTCCGCAGCCTTTTTAGTTGCGCTGTCGGCTGCCAGACGAATCGCAGAGTCCATCGCCGTTTTGGAGACTTTGTCGTCTTCTTCATCGTCTTCATCTTCGGCGGTTTTCTTCTTGTCCTTGTCTTCATCGTCTTCATCTTCGGCGGTTTTCTTCTTGTCCTTGTCTTCGTCGTCGTCCTCATCGTCCGCCGTTTTTTTCTTGTCCTTCTCGTCGTCGTCTTCGTCGTCGGCGGGTTTATTTTCTTTTTCGTCTTCCTTTTCGGCTTCATCAAGAGCCAGAAGAGCTTTGCGGACTTCTGCCTCCAGATCTGCATCCTGCGCCAGAAGTGGCTTAAGGGTGGCGCGGATCGCCGCTACCTTATGTTTACGCATGTGATTAAGCTCCGGTGGTAATGAATCTGCGACCAGTACATCTGGCCCTGCGCGGCCGTCAGGGACCAGCGCTTCGTGGTTTCCGAAAATGTCACGCATAACGCCGTCATAAGGCTCGCCGTCAGGGGTAACACCCGGGGTCATGTCTGCGACGTACTTGTACGATGCAGATAGCTCTCGCTGCTCTCCGCTCTCAATTCCAGCAATCGCGCTGTTATCCCAGATCGACATACCAACCGTGAGATACGTGCCGTCAAACTCCGCATTGGAGTGCGTCACGCCAACACGAAATTCATTTGGCGGGTCATTGGGAAAATCGGGGATGTGCTTGCTGAGCACGGGGATGTTATTGAAGGTTTTGGCTGCTTTCCGGAGCTCGTCCGGGTGGCGCCAAAGCCGGTAAAGCTTGTTTGGTTCGAGCCCAAGCTCTTCGCTTCCTGGTATCTCTCGTCCGTAGTAGGCGTTGACGTTTGCCTTGCTGATATTCGTTCGTGAAATCTGAAGGCGGCCATTTGCGTCGATAGTGCGCACAGAGGCGCGGTCAAATGCCAGGCTTTCCGTAATCCCGTCCATTGCGGGTCTCTTTTCCTCGCTTATGTATCTGACCTTTATTGTCACCGGCTGCCCCGGTGATTTTGGGGGATGCACTCCAATCACTTCCATTTTTGCATTGCGTGGAAGTAATGTTTCATCTTCATGCTTGTTGCTGGAAAGACCAGTAACATCTAGCCCCTTGTCACCTTTATTTGTTTCTATTTGGAGCATTACACCGCCGATGCTGAACATACCGGCGATCTTTTTTTCTTTAGATGTGGAAAGAAAAGCAGGGTCTGAAACAACCATTCCTTTTTTAATATCTCCGCCTGGGAACAGTTTTTTTGCGTCCTCCCTGCTCATTCCTCGGTAAAGCGTTCCACCTTCTAAACTTCCCTTGCCAATGGCGGAGTCAATGCGTGCCACATCAGGGTCTTCATCTTTACCTTTACGAAGATCTGAGTTTATTTTTAAGAAATTGTCACCTGAGTAACTGGAAATGGCTGACTTTTCATTGGCTGATAGTTTTTCCCCGGCTGATTTCTTTTCATTTTTATTACTATTAATCTTCCCTTCAGCGCCAGCAACAACATCTCCATTTTCATCAATTTTGACGTGGGAACCATTTATGGTTATCCACTTATCCTCATCCTCGGCTAGCGAGTAGGATTCGAGTTCGTCCATAGACTTCCCCGCTTATGGCAATAAAAAAAGGCCGCCTTAGCGACCTTGATTGATTTTGATTATTTACGATAGGCCTGGTATTACTGGTGACCAGGTGCAACGGCAATTGATTTCCTCTCCAGGCATCACCCATTTACCATCCAGATACATTCCCTTGCTTAGCTCAAACACCTTTCCATCAGCTTTAACGTGGGATGGTCGCGGCTCTTTGCCAGCATGGGAGTGCTTCCATATTCCCTGGGTAATTCCGAGCGCCTGCTGTCGCGCAGACTGAACGACTGAGGTAGCCTTGTTGTTCTGATCTCGGGCAATGAACGCCGCACGCCGCCGGGTAATCCCGTATCGCTTCTGGAGTTCATCGGTGAGATAGGACAGGTCGCGCCCACGCGCTACCGACCGCATAACCAGCCCTTCCACCTCGGTGAAATACTTCTCGGGGATGGATCGGATAAGGCCGACATTCTCGGCGATGGTCGCCTGAAGAGCGTTATTCATCTGCGAGGTCATCTTGAACTCGACAGTAAACCCCGCATCTTTGAAGGCTGTGGCCAGTGACGCATCCGCGTTTTTCATGGCGTCGTTAGCGAACCTGTCGGCCAGCTTTTGCGCCATGTCATCAAACCGCCGCGTCCAGCGCTTAGCCAGTTTCTGCATGGCATTACGCATCATCACTGCAGGTGATGCATCCATGGCGACAGCCGCGCCGCTGGCCCGATAGTTTGCAGACAGCCAGTAGACAACAGATGCCTGCATTTCCTGCACCTGCTTATCAAGCTGTCGGCGGTACCATGCTTCAACGCCAGCGTTAGGATGAACCGCCCTTATCGTCAGGGTCTGCTTCTTCCTCTTCGTCGTAGTCGTCTTCGATTTCGAGGTCATCATTCAGGTCCAGAGAGTGATAGGGCGAATCCGGGTCACCGGCAATTTTTTCACGGACTTCGTTGCCAGAGAGCACGCTGGCGCCCACATAGACAGCGTCTGTGTCCGCGTCTACTTTGCGAATTTCCGCCCGCTCTTTAGCGCTCATTTCGTAGAGCGGCTCAAAGTCGAAGGTTATTCCATCGTCAATGTCGCCAAACTCAGAGAGCTGAATGATGTCCATCACGCGCTTCAGGTTGTCTTTAAAAACAGACTGCTGCAGAGCGTGAATGTAGTCGTAGAAAACGCGGATTTCGCCGTCAGACGTTGCGTTAAGGCCATTTGGAGTGATGCCCAGCAGTTTGACGAGCGGGATGCTCGAAACCGCTGACATGTGCTCCTGCGATTGTGCCTGCAGGGCATCCAGACCGTTAAGCGGGGCGTTAACGAACTCAACCGTTTCTGGCTGGGTAGGGTTGTTGTCTTTAGCGAATGCGCCACGGTTATCACGGCATCGGTTGAAGACATCAAGCCTTGCCAGAAGGCCATCTGCCGCCCCGCCCTGCAGAATCGTGCTCATATTTGTTCCGATTACCGGAACAGAGAACGAGTGAATCATGTCGCTGACGCTGTCGCGGGTGCGAAGCCAGTTATTGACGTATGGCTCAGCAATCTGCGAGAGAGACAGGCCGCGGAAGTTATACGATGCTTTCAGCAGATCAGGGACCTGCCGCGAGACGAAATCAATCATCCGGCTTGCATGTACGGTCCGTCCCATGACAAACCACTGCGTCGGCTTGTAGAAATCCGGGCTCAGCGGGTTGTCGGAGTTGTAAATCCCCGGATAGGTCCAGATAGGCTCGATGACCCTGAACCCCTGCAGGCTGCCTTTCGTGATCTTCTTGTCGCTCATGAAGAGCTTCGATTGCAGCTCGTTGTCGTCCATCCATGCGGAGATTCCCCGCGGCGAACGAACGTCGATGTAAATCTGGCCACCGCCAAAGTAGCCGTCGTGTTCTGCGGCTTCTTTAAAGCGCTCGCGCACCTTAAACCGCTTCATGGCCTCTTCGAGCTGTTTTACCCGATCCGCCTTGTCTTCATCGCCGACAGTTTTGAGCTTTATCCATTTGCGGGTCATTTCCTCCGCGATGGTGCCGACCATCTTGCGATATTCAGGCTTCTGCGCCAGCGTGGCCAGGTACGGGTAGCCGGGAAAGCTATCAAAGTCGCCGTAGCCGTAACCGCCATATGCAGCATTGAGATCATCGTAAGGCGTGGAGTCCATTGCCAGAATGGCGCTTTTGATAGCCTCGGGGATCACCCCTTTCGGCGGCTCGTAGCGCTGAAACTCTCTTTTCGGTAATGCACGGACTTCGGCCACGGCCTCTGGTCTGATCCCGACCTTCGGTGCTTCAGGTTCTTTTGCCGGCTCAGGCGCGGCGACTTCTTTCTTTTTAAACCACCACACTTAAATTCTCCTGAGTTGATTCGGGTCGATAACCATCGGCTGCGGGCCGGAAATCAGGTTGTCGTCGATTGCGTCCATCCAGGTATCGAGGATGTCGTCGTTGTCGTGACTGTCATCAGCGGAGAAAGCAGCGCATTCCGTCATCGCCGTCAGCACCCACTCCGTTGAGCCTGCGATCGTGCCGTCCTCGTAAAAGATGCTGGAAAGCTTCTGTCCGTCTTCGGTGTGCGTCGCCGGGACAAACACTTTCCCGGTTTTGATTTGGGGGATGACGTTAAGGCAGCGAACGAGCTTGTTCTGCCCGGTGCCGCGCGGAATTTCCCTCACCGGGATGGCGAGCTGCCCGGGGGTCTGGCTACGTTTTTTCAGAGTGGTAATGAGGCCCTGTCCGGCTTGCTTCTCTTCAATGGCCATATGGCGGAGCGGCATAACCCGCATGGAGCCAGACAGGCGCCATTTTTCCCAAACCTCTTCCGCTTTCTTCAGGAGGTCTTCCGGGTCCCACCGTCCGCGAACGACATCGATGATGTACAGATTCCCGTCCACGCCCATGCCAGCCAGCGTAAATACGGTGTAATCCAGCCAGTCCTCTACCTTCCCGCTGTTCGTATCGACGTACACGGCGCGGTGCGTAAGTTTCGGCAGCGTGGTGTACGTTCTGAACCAGCTGGTGTCGATGATCCCGCCAGTCAGCGCCATCGGGTTTTGCTGGTATTGCGACAGGAAGGTATAGCGGTCCTTTTCCCACAGCTGCAGGAGGTCGTTAACGTCTTCCATCTGCGGCCAGTATGACCAGTAGCGAACGCCACCAACGACCACAGAATCGGTATCTTTGACCGTTTCCCAGCAAAGCGAACGCCATGGCTCATCGAGCGACTGGATGTACTTCTCGTCGATCATGGCCGGTATGGCTACATGGTGAAACGGCACGCCCATTCCGCCGGAAAGCATGAAGCCTGTTGCGTCGTCGGTGTGCAGGCGCTGCTGAATGCTCACAAACGGAGTCGGGTGCTCTTTCGACTTATCGCCGCGACGTGAGCGGATGGTGTTTACCAGTAGCGTATTCGCGCTTTTGCGTCGGGACTCGCTGAGCATGTCAACCGGCTTGTTGTAGTCGTCCAGCATCACCATGCCGGAAAACTCTGGTCCGTAGTAGCCACCACGACCACCGGTGATCTGCCCGTTGCTTGAGCGCGATACTGTCTGGCCTATAGAGCGCCCTCGCTCGTCCTTTATCTCCCACTCTTCCGCCTGGTTGACACCAAACGAGCAGGGCCAGAACTCCTGATATTCGCGGCTGGCGATAATGTCGCGGGTGCGCCGGCTGTTACGCTTTACCAGCGTGTCAGCAAAAGAGATATTCAGGTTGCGAAAGCGTTTAAGCCGCTTCTCCTGCACCAGGGCGTTGACATACGCCGGGAAGTGAATGGAGAAGAACTCTGTTTTTGTACCGCCGGGCGGGATGTTGATAATCAGGTTTCGCGGGACAAGGCGCCCGGCAAGCAGATCATCAATTTTTGAAGCCATCAGGCGGTGATGCCAGTTAACCAGCAGCCGATCACCCTGAATCAGCTCAAACCATATCCGGGTGAAGTTCAGGAATGACTTCGTGGACTTTGAACGGATGATCACGCGCTCCGGGAATGACAGGTCATCCCATTCGATAATTCCGCTCATATCAGTCCAGCCCTTCTAACCTTCCCTCCAGCTTCTGCTGGGCCTTCGCATAGTCTTCAGCGGTGTACGTCACCTGATTCAGCGGGCCGCCATCTTTACCGGTCAGCTCGACCTTTTGCTTGTTGCTGTAGGCATCGCCAACCTCTTTTGCAGCCTGCTCCAGTAACTGAGCTGTCATGCCGAGGTTTTTCATACCCTCGGCAGTCGTCGACATTCGCTGCAGGACGCGCAGGCGGTAGGCTTTGTTGGCGATCGGGATGTCGGAGATTTCGTTGAGGAAGCGGTCGCGGGTGCGGTTGAAGAGGTCGACCCATTTTTTGGCGAGAGTCTTCCCGCTAACCTTTGTCGGGTCGTGAGTTTCAACCTGCTGCCTGGTGATGGTGATACCGAAATCTTTCTGGACAGCCTCGACCACCTGCGAAGGCGTGTCATAGCACGCAAGCATTTGAACAATGGCGGCTTTCACCTCTGGTTTTAGTGCAGCCATGTTTCACCATCCGTCCAGTACAGTCCAGTTATTAAGCCAGTTTCAGCATGCACGTCCCGCATGCTCTGGCAACATCGATATGAGCAACCTCCGCCGGCCTGTTCGCCGCATCCACCATTTCCTGCACGTCTTTGCTGGCGCCGTAACGCCGGACCACTCCGACGAACTCCTCGACGTCATGGCCGCGAAGTTTAAGCACCGGCATTCCGGTTTCTTTGTTGAACTTTGGCGCGCCATAGTCATCGGTAGCCTGGGCGATGTGGTAAAGCTCATGCTCTACCAGTGCGCAGAACTCCAGATCGTTGCATTGCTCGCAGTAGTCAGCAGCCAGGGTGATGATGAACTTAGGTATACGACCGAACCATTCATGCATCTGCTGCTCCATGCGGGATTTCTGCCAGCCTCCAGCGCGCATCATTACCTGCTCACACTGGCCCAGCACAATGCGGCCGCTTTTGGAGAATGAGCCAGAGGCCCACATAAACGCGACATCAGCATCGACCAAGTGCGCATGGTCAGGGTTATGGATTCGGCCATCTTCGGAGAGGATGTTCTGATTTACCCATTCGCCGATTTCGGTAGCAGGGATCAGCCGGGTATACGGCAGCCAGTTTTCGCCAGTAAAGTTGACGGGAGGGTATGGTCTGCGATTGTCATTTTCAGTCATGCAGAACAATCCTCTAGGCACCGAAGATACTTGCTCGGTAATTTCGACACCGAGACATCAACAAACTTACATAAAACTCTGTCAATGGCGCTTTTAATGCACCATTTGCAGAACTTTATAATTATGCCTGCTTGCCAATTACAGGGACAATCCGGATACACTTCTTAGTGAGCCAGCCCCAGCGCAAAAGCACTGAAAGGATAAGCAGCGGCTTCATGTATGGGCGAAACGTAATTTCCGCCATTAGGATTCCAGTGGTGCGCATATGGCTTACCTCGTTGTGACATTATCGAGCCACCTCTTGAAGTGGCTCTGTAATGCCTGTCGCGCAGTTACTTCTTAACACTGTCCGGCATCACCGCACCAACAACGCCAGCCAGCGCTACGCCGCCAGCGATGACGGTTTCCTGAATGCCAGCCGGCATCTGGTAGCCAAATACGCCAGCAATGACCAGGATGATGCCGCGCCATGTTGACGGCTCTTTTAGCCGGTTAATGAGATAGTTCATAGGTTCCCCGTGTTCACGATAAAAAGACTTCTCGCTCTGCCTTGCGGCGATTAGTGAGGCCAGCCATTACCTTGCCGCCTGACCGGTTCCAGCGAAGGAACTCATCAGCCGCGCCTTTCACATCACCTGCATTCAGCTTCTTCATCAGCGTTGATGTGGATAACGCTCGAGTACCGATGTTGTAGGCCAGCGACACAAGCGCGTCGTACTGGTTCTGGGTAACGGTAACTTTGAGCATCTTGCTTACCGCCTGATCAAAGCTCACTACGCCAGTGCGCAGCAGACGATCCGCCGTTGCTTCGTCAATCTTCATTCCGGGCCTGATAGGCTTCCCGTCTACTTTTCCCGTCCAGCCGTAGCCAATCGTCCAGGGATCACCACCTGTGCCCGGGTCGGGATATGCGGTTAACCGACAACCCTCAAATCGCTTAATCAGCGCGATACCGTTATTACTGATTTGCATCTTTAATCCCCGTCAGGCGCTCCCAGAAATAGGTCAACGCTACGGAGCCCATCGCGCCGCTTATCCCCGCGGTTGCCAGAATCATGTAAATGCTCAGTCCGCTTTCAATGCTCACCAGGCCAGCAATAACGCCGGTAAACCCTGAAACCACCATTTGGGCAAGAGCATTGATCAAGCTCCATGTTGCCTTGCTCTGCTTCACATCTATCAGGTAGCGGACAAGTCCACCCCAGCAAGCAATGATCAGCAGAACCAGCCAGGACATCCCGGCAATGCTCTCTTTGTCTTGCATACGTTTAGCCATAGTTACCGCCTCCGATGGAAGATCGGGAAGCTGTGTGTTTGAAAAGGGTCAGGCCCGTCGGGCTGGATTTAACAACGAAGCGTGTCGATGATGATTCCCGCGGGACCTGATAATAAAAAGGTCAGCGCAATGGCTGACAATGAGGGTAAGGCGCTGACCAATTACCCGTTACTACCGAGGTAAATTGATTCAGGTCAACATAATCAATTATTGATTATAAGATCGTTTGCATATAATCATTTTTTGATTATATTGTTTTCACAGGCAGGCATTCCGCCGCCATTACGAGGGACCGAAAATGACTACAATCACTATCAATACTTATGACCCTGAAGCACGTTTCAATATGGACAAGGACGAAGCCAAATCTTTCTTTGAGTTCGTTGAAAAGAAAGCCACAGACGCAGGGTTTAATGTTCAGTACGACAGTTGCAACTATGTCGATGAAGAAAGTGAGCGCTTTGTTGAAAAATGCTTTGAGGATTATTAACCAACTATGACGATCGATGAATACGTAGATTATTATTTTAATGGCAACAAATCAGCGTTTGCCCGTCACATGGAGGTAAACCCTCAACAGGTTACTAAATGGGTTAATGATGGCTGGGTTGTTGACAACCACACGCTCTATAGCCCCCGTCGTAGCGTTCCAGAACTCACTGTTCCTGAAAATGTTAATGGCGGCGGATCAGCGGGTAACTGACGCATATAATCTGGTTCAGGGCTCTTGCGCGGCGGGTGTCGACGTGTCGTGCAGCACGTCTCTACCCAAGAGCCCTGACCGGATCGCAGGCATAAAAAAGCCCAAGGCGTTAACCTCGGGCTTGAATTTTTTGCTTCGGAACGACTGAACGGATTCCCAGCGTTAGGGATGAATCTAACCAGTTTTTCCGGAGATTGCAATAGCTATTTTCCACAAAATTTTATTTTTATAGAAAATACTCATTATTTCGTCACCCGGGAGAGAATGACATCAGCGTAGGATTCCTGTTTGTGACATTCGGATACCAGCTCCTCGAAGAAAGGTTTCAGTTGCTCATAAGCTGCCGTTTTCTTAATGTCAGCCACGGCCCTTACCCCTTCCATCACCGTCGAAAACTTCATGCGCGCATAACCTCTTCCGCTGCATCGATCGCATACCTTCATTACCGGTAGCCCAAGGCGCTCGCTGGTCTCTTTATCCAGTACCTTTCCTTTCCCATTGCAGCGACACGAATTGCTGATAACACCCTTTCCGTTACAGGCTGAGCATTTAACTTTGACCACTTCGCGCACTTGGCTCCAGTTCTCCCAGTGGCTTGGGCGAACCGCTCGGGACATCTTTGCCCAATAAGGTGGCTTGCCCCACGGATATGAGCATTTATTGGTGAACACCTGGGCCTCTGTGAAGCCAGTCCCATCGCAGCAAGTGCATTTTCTAACGCTGGCAGCACTTCGCGTGTAATCCTGGTATGCAAAAGCACACAGAACTTCGAGAACTCTTTTGCGAACGTCCTGGCTGAGTTCTGAAACGATGTTAAAGCGGATTGATAATCGCTCTGCTGATTCATAAAGTAGCTCCATTGCTCGGTCAGGTGTGCTTACCCCAATCTTTGCCAGATAGAGGTCGAAGCCGAATCCGCACTTGGCATTTACCAGCCCAAGAGCGGCCATGATGTCAGTGCCGGTTAGACCATCCGATGCAGTAGCCCGTGGCGAATCGCTCAGCATTGGTGATTTAGGCGCGAAGTATTTGGCGATAGATTCGAGGTTCATGCTGTCTCTCCCAGGGTCTGATAGATACGGACGAAATTGCGTAATATTTTGTAGTCGACCAGCACGGTGCCGCGGTGACGGCAGAGGCGGAGCTTTTGCCAGCGGTCGCGGATGCGTTCGATAACGTCACTGCTCATGCGACCTCCAATTCGGTAATGGTTAGCTCAAGCCGCCCACCTTTGACGACAGGCATTCTCTTCACGCTGTAGTAGTCAACCTGCTGGTCATCGAGCCAGAAACCCGATTTCGTCAGGGCGTCGAATGCTGCTTTTTGCAGATTGTCCAGGTCACGGCGCCGGCGATCCGGCATGTGGCACTCAATACGGATTTTCAGTGGTGTGGCCAGGCCGATATCAAGCATCGAGTCTTTGATGATTCTGGCGACGCTGTCACGGTATGCCTGCCCTTCCGCGCTGATGTGTGTGCGCCCGCGATTGTGTCGGTAGTAGCGGTTGTTGCTTGGCGGCCAGGGTAATGAAATGCGATATTGGTTCATGCTTTTATCAACCCCTCTTTCATCCAGATAACCTGCGTTCGGGCCATTCCCTCCAGTGCGCACTCTTTCGCATACTCCGCACCTACCAGGCGAGTGCGACGGTCTATTTCATCGTGACAGGATGAACAGGCGATAGCGGCGATCAGATCAGGCGGCTTAATCCCGGTCCCGCACAATCCAGCAATGCGGATATGGGCCAATACCGTGGTTTCAGGGTTACCGTTGCAGACGCCCGGGATACGAACCTGACATTCGCGGCCGCGCGCCGCTTTGCGAAGATTAGCCATGCTTACCCCCAAATCCGTTGACGAAGTGATCGCGGCGTATACTCCGGTCGAGCACAAACCGGCAGCCTGGCGCTGACCGTCCAGCTCAGATAATCCGGGTTAAGGCTTTTCTCGGTGACGATGCCACGCGCCTGATATCTGGACACCAACTGTTCTGCCTGCTCCGCAGTGCATTCGGGATGCTGAAACCATGAGTATTTCATCAACATCACCCCGCAAAGCTCAGCAGCTGACTGGCGGCATTTTCAGCCTCAGCCGGCGAGTGGAATTTGCGACGCAGAATGTAGTTCCAGAGCACATTCAGCACTGATTTGTAGACGCCGTTAAACTGGCTGTCGTCCATGCTGGCGAAGGAGATCGACTTTGCGACACGACGACGGCTACCGTCAGGCATCTGGTATTCGTCGTAAAAGCCGGCCTGAATGGTTGCCCACTCGCGGAAGGATTCGAAGTGTTTCAGCAGCGCCATATCGCGGGAACGAGAAATGCCGACAGAGGAGAGATACATATCCGCGGCGTTCTGGAGCGCAGCGCGCTGATCGAAGTCGGATGAAAGGAAGTCGATAAACCCGGATATGAGGGTGCGCTCTGCGGGCTCAATGAGACCACCGGAAGGCGTCCAGTAGTGATAACCGAGAGTCAGAAGCTTGAAGAACTTCTTGTGGAATGCGTAATTCCGGGGCTTGCGGAACTCACCGCAAAGCAGTTGCCCTACGGGGATAAGTTGCAGGTATTCGCTGGTTCCCGGTTCTGCGGGAATCAGTACGTTTTGATAACTCTTCTGAAATTGCAGTGTTTGCGCCATGTGTCCCCACTTGGCGCCGGGGTAAAGTTGTCAGTTGTCCAGACTGACTAAGTAATTATCGCCCTTCCCGGGGATAAAAGCAAAATGAGCATATACGAGAAAATCGCTATTTTTTGGCGTTCTGTTCAGCCATTTCGATGTAGCGCGGATCTGATGCTTTTGGTAGCTGGATGCTTTGCTCGCGGTAGTAGCGGACGCGCTCCATGAAATACTCGCGTAAATGCTCGGGCTGCTCTCTGGCCACCACTTCGGCGACAACCGGCATGTTAAGGCGCTCTTTGTAGGCGACGCCGGAAGCTGCGAGATCTACGTTGACCTTGTCCTGCTCATCTTTAGCCTTGGCTGCAATGTTCCACTGTGACATAAGAAAAATCCCCTCTGCTGTGGAGGGGATTATATAGCATCAAGTGGATGGGTGCGCGGCTTTGCGTTCTGCGGGGGATTTAGGCATCGCCAACTTCCTCAAGAATCTTTGAAGCATCGATTTTACTAAGGCGATTAACCATGGCTTCCATCTCCCTGCGCATGATTTTTTGAAGCACCCTATCTCTTCTGAAATGGCAAGGTTGTGGCCTGTGCTTACGCTTTTCACGAAACGGAAGAGATGATGATTGCCAGTATCGCTTTCTGAGCGCCCCAGACTGCACCATGTCAGACCTGACGATTTCGCCTACCGTACTAGCCCTCGGCATCACCTCACCTCCTGCGGCCCAGCCGGCAGCGGCATCCAGTGGGTTATATTCTTGGCAATGAATTGGTTTGCCTGCCAAGCACCAAATATGAATGCGTAGGTAGTTACGTAACGATTATCCCAGCAAAGATATGCCCCATCATTTTCCGGCATCCGCTCGCTTACCGAAATCCATTTACCCGGTACGGTGGCAGGGTCACTGCCGGGAGACTGCGGGGCGGCTGCTAATGTGGAGTCAATGATATGCTGACGCATCCAGTTAGCTCCACGCGCAAACACGTCTACAGGGTCTCCATAGTAATATCCTATTTCATATGCCTGCCCTGATGTCATCTCATCAGGAATTACCAGCACTACCGGCGCTGGCTGCTCTTTGATGTGCAGGCGCGGCTCTCCGTCTTTCGGCTCCGGCCATTTACGCTGTTTATTGACTGCCAGCTTTTCAATCATTGCCTGCGTAATCTGCTCATCAGTGATGCCTGCACGACGCTGCGCATCCCACAGCAGAAACTGCATATCAGCCCACTCCGACAGGTCGCCAGGCTCGGCAGCGGCTTCCAGTGCTTCTTTGCTGAGGTGCTTCAGCGGGCCAACCGGTCCGACATTGCCAAAGGTAGCCTGTGACCACTCGGCATGCGCACTGCGTACCTGGTCACGTTCCGACGCTGGCTGCGCGTGGCGATAGAGCGGCGCATCCTCGGTCCCAGCAGAGGCAGAGATTACCTTTCTCATCCTGGCTGTATCGGTTGAACAGAAAAGCTGTCGCTCATTACAATCCTGCTCGCTGTCCATTGCGGCCTTGCGGCGTTCCTGCAGCTCTTCCAGAGCAATCGTCAGCGCGTAATAAAACGAGTGGTCAACTCGATTGTCGGCGCGTTCTGCGTTATCGCGCGCCAGTTTGACGCTGTTCAAAAGCTGGATGACGCTGTTTTCTGCTAACTGGTTATTGGTCATTGGTTGGCTCCTTCTGCTGCCCGGTTAACTATCACGCCGTCATAAATCTCATTTAGATGGCCTCTCAACTCCATCCGACGCAGTGCTGACAGCATGTAATCGCATTCGACCTGCTTATTGCCGGTGAATGGCTTATCCTCTGCGTTTCCCCAGCAACAGTTTCCCTGTGGCCATCCGTGAACCTTTCGAACCTTTCCATTGACTACATGCAGTAACCCCCAGCCTGGCGGAAGGTCTTCGACAGAGATAATCCCCGGCTCGCTGATAAAGAATCGCCAGTCACCCATGCCAAGCTCCGGGCGTATCCGGAAGCGTTTCTTCCTGTCTGCCAGTAGGTCGGCACGGGAACACTTCGCCTCTATCAGGCAGGATGCGAAATTCCTGAACCCCATCGCGTCTGGCTGCTCACCGGTACTGGTGACAGCGACAAAGCGATCGTGAAAGCAGACTTTGAAGCCGTTCCGCTTGAGGAATTGATAGGCTATCTGGCAAAGTTCATCATGTGTCAGTGCCATCACTCAGCCTCCACCTTGATGCCAGCGGCGGCCAGCGCTACCTTTACGTCCTGGCTGTAGTTATAAACACCATCAGACCAGACATATCTGTCCCCAGATACAATCTGCCGTAAGTCTGGCAGCTTCACGGTGCGGGCCTCCAGCCCGGCGATGCGCTGGCGCAGTGCTGTGTTATCGTCGAACAGCTCACAGATGTGGCGATTCTGCTTGCGAACGCGATTTTCGCTTTCAGTCATTTGCTGCTGCGCCTTCTCCAGCTTTTCGCTGTTAGCCTCAGCTGTTTTTCTCCACGTTGCGCAAATACGTTTCTCTGATTCCAGTGCCTCTACCAGCTCAACGTTTCGTTTTCCTTTGGCCTCAACCTGTCGATACAGCTCATCCCAACTTTTTGAGTTGTCGCGCACCAGACTTGTCACGCGCTCTTCACGTGACTTGTAATACTCCAGCGCCTCTACCAGCGCGAGAACGTTGGCAGGGTTAGCGGCCTGGACGAACTCGCGGTTCTCCGCTGCATCTGGACCTACGAAGTGCGCGATGATGAATCCGCCGTTGGCCTGGTCATTTGCGCTACAACACGCTTCCCAGCCGTCGCCAGATTCTTTAACCCAGTCGCCGTTACTCGCTTTCTCTGCCGCCGCTTTCAGGCTCTGCGCCAGTTCGGTGATATCAGTCATGCTGCACCTCCTGTTTGTTTTTATCTGCATAACGGATGTCGGCGCTGCGGTAGTCCATGCTGATATCCCACTCATAGCAGCCACAGGAAGCTCTAAGAACCTCATCGTCTCCTGTCGGGTTCATGTCGTACAACGCCTCAGCTATGACGTGAAGACGCTTTTCTGCTGGTATTTTTGCCAGCTCTGAGCGAATGTTTGAGATGTGCTCAGCTATCGGTCGCCTGAAGTCATTCCTGCTCATTTGTCGGCCCCCTCGCGCAGTTGCTTGGCGAAGTCGTCAGCAGCAAGTGCAATCCCTTTTGCTAAAGCGTCAAAAAACTGGTCATCACCAGGAATTCGAAGTTTTGCCGCAAACTCCTCCACCCCGTCAGCCTTAATCCCGGCTACGATGCGATCGGTGGCGGGGGTGGCAGGCGCATGCATAATTGCGACAAGCATTGCATCATGCATGCAATCCGCATCAGAGCATCCAAGCGCCTCTGCTGTTTTAAACTCCCGGTACATGTTTTTGAATGCATCCGTTTTGCACCATGCGTTGATGTCCTTCAGCGCCACATTCTCCGCAGCCAGTTGAGCATTTTGGTCTGCCAGCATATTCCCGGTTTTTATGGCGGCATCCAGTGAAGCGCTGCAAATGCGAAACTCTTTAGCCAGCTTCAGGAACTTCTGCTCTCTGATCGACAGCTCGCCTGCGCTCTCCATGGAGGCGATGAGCTTGTTTACTGCCTGTAGTGTGATAGTCATGCTGATGTTCTCCCGTAAACAGCCAGTACCCGCTTCATCGCCGGGCTTTGCCGACACTCGTTGAAAATCTGATTGGTGCTCTTCCTGCCTGCAATCTCTTCTTCGGTGGCCAGCCGGTAGTAAACCGTCCGCCACACCCGAGCTTCAGCTACCAGTACCCCCTGCTTTGCCAGGATATTTGCAGCCTGGTTGATGCAGGTATGAGTCATTCCGGAAGCCGCGGCCACATCTGGAGAGCTGCAGGTTTTATGCGTTTTCAGGTAGTTCAGAATTGCGTCTTTTCCTGTCATGACCGGTTCTCCCGATAGCTTTCCCAGGTAAACGAAATCGTGCATCCGCCGCCGTCGTTCATGCGGTCGATGACGCGCTCGCCGATAAACTGCGTCAGCTCATCCTTCGGCAGGTTGCTGATCAGGATCGTCGGCCTCAGGCGCTCGTAGCGGGTGTTGATGATTTCAAACATGATCATCTTCTCGGCTTCGCTGCCAAACTGCACACCAACCTCATCGACAATCAGAAGGTCTGGCTTCGTGAAGTAGCGGATCACCTCATCCTCAGTGCGCGTGGCTGTTTTTGACCAGGTCGATTTAAACTCCCGGGCAATCTTGAGCGCCGTCGTGAAAATGACTGAGCTTTGGTGGTGCTCAATCACATGACGGGCAATGGCCAGCGCAAGGTGGTTTTTACCGGTACCAGGCTTGCCACACATAACCAACCCACCGCCCTGCTGGAGGCGATCAGTCCATTTCGATGCGTAGGCCTGGCAGACCCGTAATGCTCGCTCAGAATCCTTCCCAACAGGCTTGTAGCTGTCCAGAGTGCACGTGGAGAAGCGCTCTGGTATATCCAGCTGTCGAAGCAGCCTTTCTGCAGTTTGCTGGCGAACTCGCTTATCCCAGCGAACCTTTTCATCCCTCAGAAAATTCAGTTCGTCTTCCAGGCAGCCCGGGCAGCGTGTCGGCGGTGATGGCAGATTGATGATGCTGCTGGTCAGGATCCGCTTTCGCTGCTCATACTCGCCATGCTTTTCGCAACAGACGCGCTCAATAACCACCTCGCAATTCGGGATGTCTTCCGGTGGCTTACTCAGCTGATCAAGCATCCGCTCAATGGCAGTGATTTTTTCTTCCAGTTCCATGATCAGTCCCTCGCCCATGATGGGATTTCAGTCTGCCCGTAATCCTTCCCTGCGAAATTTTCGGCAACTCGCACCTGTTGACTTGGTTGAGGCTTGGCACCATTTGGCTCAAACAGGCCTTGCCAGCCATTGGCGATGCTGCGGTTGATAATTTCTTCGGGCGCGTAACCGTTCAGTCTGCAGCGGTCCAGCAGGTTGATAGCCTGGGTGACCGTCTGCTGAGACTTGATCGGCTTTTTCAGGTCGCGACGATATGCCACCCATGACGACCAGATTTCTGCAGAAAGCCAGTCGGGCAACTGAACAGCTAACGCATCGAACGAAACCGCCCGGGGGGATTTAGGGGGGTTATTAATATTGTCTTTATTGTCTTTTGTATGTTTGTCTTTTGTGTTTACCTGATTCGGGTAATAGGCGTTACCTGATTCGGGTAAACTTTTCTTACCTGATTCGGGTAATGTTACCCTTTTCAGGAAAGGTTTCTTTTCTGTACCTTTTACGGGTAAAGATGACCATTCGCTGACCGTTTTATTAATCCCGATAACACGACCGGTTTGAGTTAATATCCCCCGCTTAACCAGGACGCTTTTTGCAGCTGAGCACTTATGCGGGAGAATGCCGGTCAGCTCCGAGAGCTGCTCGTTACTGACCCAGTCAGATTTCTTGTTGAAGCCGTATGTCTTACGCATGACAGCCATGAACACCAAAAGCTGATGCTGCGACAAACCCGCATGCATGACAGCTTCAAGGAGCTCATTGGCGATGCGCGTAAACCCATCGTCGAGATCTGCCACGCGCAGCTCCTGTAGTGCCACGACAGGCACAGGGAAATTGATTACCTCGGCAGTATTTGCCATAATTACTCCTGTGAATTGATCCAGTTAATTCGCGTAGAAAGCCGTTAGTGTTCGCGCACTGCGGCTTTCGCCTTTCTGTTCCCACTTATGCTTCAAAGTCACCTTTCTCTCCCGGCCTGTTAGAAATCAGGATGGCCAGCAGTAGCGACATGTTCGGCAGCAGACTTTCCCGCCAGCGACTCACCGTCGACTTATTCACTCCGGCCACTTTGGCGATATTCGTGGTTCCCAGTTCAGCTATCTGGCTGTGTAACCAGCTTTCTATCCTGCGAGCCTCCACTTTGTTGCGTGTCGTTGAACTCTCCATTTGTGATACTTCCTCTGGTGGTGATTGGAATAGCTGAATTACTCAGTCAGAACCCGCTGACTGCTCAATTCAGCTTTGTTTAATCAGGATTTCTGTTGTGTGGGAAAGGCTTGATCTCTTCAGCCTTAATTTTTCCATCAGGCAGCGTGTTAACGAAAATCTTCCTTCCCACCCGGATAGCTTTACTAATTGCGGTCTGGTGAACGCCGATGGCATCAGCAGCTCTTGCCTGTCCAACTTCGTCAACGTATTCAGCTAAAGAAATTTTCATGTGGTTAGCTCCTATCAACTCATGAGCAAACAATACCACAAGTATTAAACATTGCAATACCGCAAGTATTTTTAAAATAAGAGCATTGGTATTACTATTTGAAAATGGAAAAGAAAAAGACACTGACATCGGCTCAGATCGCTGACGCAGAAAGGCTGAAAGCCCTCTATGAAGCCAAGAAAAAAGAGCTTGGGATCACACAGCAATCAATAGCTGACATGCTAGACATATCTCAGGGTGGCGTTGGGCATTACTTGAATGGCAGGAATGCCCTTAATGCTGCCGTGGCTGCTGTTTTTGCCAGAGCCCTCCAGGTGGATGTCTCTGATTTTAGCCCCAGCCTTGCGAAAGAAATATCTGCAATGAGTGCTGCCGCTACATCGAATGCCAAGTATGTAGGCCAGTACGCCCCAGGCATTAAATACCCTGTATTAAGCAAGATTCAGGCTGGGAATTGGTCGGAAGCGTGCGAGCCGTATGCACTTAAAGATATCGATCTATGGCTCGAATCAGACGCTCACATCCAGGGGGAAGCGTTCTGGTTGTTGGTCGAGGGGGAATCCATGACTGCCCCGGTCGGGCTCAGCATACCTGAGGGTACATATGTTCTTTTTGATACCGGAAGGGAGCCGGTCAACGGAAGCCTCGTTATTGCAAAACTCTCGGAATCAAACGAGGCGACATTTAAAAAACTGATCATTGATGGTGACCAGAAGTACCTGAAGGGCTTAAACCCTCAATGGCCATTGGTTCCCATCAACGGAAACTGTCGAATCATTGGTGTGGCTGTAGAAACTAAGTTGAGACTTGTGTGATCGGCAGCATGCCGCAAACGTACAGGAAGCATGGGTAAAGCCTTAGCACGCAGAGGAAGCATGTCTGATCTGATTATCCCAATACTCATTACTTTGCTGATTATCGGACTGGTTGGGATAGTGCTCAGGCTGGATAAGATCTTCTTCAAGCGGAAGGATGAGCGGGATGACTTTGAATAAGCCAGACCGGTAGTTCGATGTGTTTTTGGTAATGCCGAGGACGTACAGGAAGCATGGGTAAGACCGTTGCCCGGTGGCTTGCAGCCAAGAAGGGCAATAAAGCTTAAGTTAGGTGCATAAACGGGGTGTTTGGGTGATTATTCTTTTAAGGACTGGTGATGGAACTCCAAAAAAATAATGATGGTACAATCCCCCATGTCATTGAAATAATTCGCCGTATCAACGAGGGTTCGACTCAGCCGTTTCTTTGTAAGTGTGATGATGGGAAACTGTATGTTTTGAAATCAAAACCTTCAATGCCGCCAAAGAATCTTGTTGCTGAGTTTGTTGCTGGTTGTTTGGCGAGTGATATCGGACTTCCGATACCAGACTTTAAAGTCGTGTTTGTTCCTGAAGAACTAATAGAATATACACCTGAATTAAAACGTGAAATTTCTACCGGTCATGCGTTTGCATCACAGTACATTGACGGCGCCGTTGCCCTAACATTTATTCAGTCAAGAAACGAGGCGATCATACCCATAGAACAGCAGAAATTAATCTATGTTTTTGATAAATGGGTATTAAATGCAGACAGAACACTTACGGATAAAGGCGGCAACGTCAATATCATTTATGATGTTGGCAACGATAAGTATTATCTAATTGACCATAATCTATCCTTTGATCAAAATGCAGAACCAGATGATTTTCTTGTTCATGTCTATGGCCCGGGTAATCGCAAGTGGCAGTATGATTTGATTGATCGCGTAGAGTACCGCCAAAAAGTTGTTGATAGTTTATGCAAAGTCCCAGAGATTTTTGGCGATGTACCAGATGACTGGGTAGTTGATGATGATTTTTTACCTTTCGTCAATGGCACCTTAGAGAAAGGCGACCGTGATGAATTTTGGAGTGCGATAGCATGACCACACCATGCCTATATAGCATTGTTAGATATGCGCCTTATGCGGAGACTGAAGAATTCGCAAACATTGGCGTAGTCATGTGCGCACCAAAAGAAAACTTCTTTGACTTTCAGATAACTAAGCGCAACGACTCTCGTGTTCGAAGCTTTTTCCATGACGATTGTATTTTCCCTGTAGCGAAAGATACTATCCAGAGGGAGTTGCAGTTTGCAAAAGCTCAGGCTAGCCAAATTGTTGGGCATCAACAACTTGCGCAGTTTTTTCGGTACTTTACCTCCAAGAAAGAGTCAATTTTCCAGTTTAGCTCCACAAGGGTGGTGCTTAGCGCTGATCCTAAGGAAGAGCTGGAACATATTTACAATAGATATGTAAACCACTCTGACTACACCAAAGAGCGCAGGGAAGATGTTTTGGCAAGAGAGATAAAGCGAAGCATCGATCGAATTGATGGGTTAAAAAACGCCTTCAAACCAGAATCTATTGATGGGTTTTATGCAAAATTCACAATGCCATTAGTTGCCAAAAAACAGAATATAATTCAGTGTGCAATCAAACCATTGGCCTTCACGCAATCCGAGCCAGGAAAAATGATGGAGCACAGTGACACATGGGTAATGAGGATAACCCGAGCGGCAGAAGAAAACTTACTGGCAACAGAAGACATTCTGTTCACTCTTGAGGTTCCCGACTCTCCAAGCTCTGGGCAGCGAAAAGTAATTGATACAATCAAGAGAACAATGGACGCGAAGAAGATTAATCACACTTCTGCTGATAATCATAATGAAACTATTAATTTCGCGAAGAAAATACTTGCCCATCCCTGATCTAGAACTAACTAACCTAATCTAAACCCGGCCACCGTGCCGGGTTTTTACTGCCCTACTCTTCCCTCAGCATCAGCACATCCAGTGCCAGCTCTACTGCCAGATCTACCTGGTCACCCTGCCACAGCACCTGAATCATCTCTATCAGCGCCTCTCTTGATGGCTCGCGCTTCTCAACCAGCAGCTGCATAACCGCTATCCCGATAACCTGCGCAATCTGCGGGTGCATCTCTGCGAAAAACTCATCCTCATTCGACATGGCGCTACCCTCTTTGGCGTTTTTTTGAGCTTACCAGCACGCTTTACAAAAATAAATCAACTTTAAAATCATACCGTTAGTAGTTTTATTAAATTTTATAATACTAGCGGTATTGATATAAAATAATACCCGGAGTATTATCATCTCATCCAAACAACACCGGCAACGCCGGGGTGAAGTCAAAACGTCCCGTTAGCCGCGATAAGGCAAAGGTGAAGAGATGATCCGAGAACATGAGGTTCCTGCGTGGAACAGATTCAAGGTGAAGGTGGCACTGTTGTTGGCTTTGGTCGCATTCGTAAGCGTTCAGTGCTGGGGTGCGGTATGAGCAGAAACGGCATTCGTTCACTGGTTATCGCGCTGGCCATTGGTGTGGTTTTCTGGGCTGGTCTGGCTGTCGAAATTATGCATTTCACGGGGGTGTTCAATGGTTAGTCATCATTACGGGACACAGACCGTTAACCGCGGCGCCGTTCTGCCAGGGATGCTCGTTAAGCATCGGGAAAGCACCTGGACAGCATCAGCAAATAAACGCGGCCGCCTGTACCTGCATCGCGGGATTGAGCGGACTTACACAACCGACTTGCTGGTTGAAGTTTATCTGAACGGGTTGGGACAAGGTCTCAGCCGGTAATCGAAACGAAGAATTTAACTGAGCTATCAGGCAGCCAATACGGTGCCGGGCGTTTCACAACCAAATTTCAGGAGCGAGTTATGAACGCATACCGCGCATACGACGTGATCGAAGAGCGTAAGTGGGCCGAGCAAACGCTCACCGAAGAGAAGCAAAAGTGGGTTGACGATCGGGCGCAGGAAATTATCGACGCGCTGCCGAAAGAGCCGTCAGGCCTGTTCCGCTTCTCTGTGCCGATGGACAAAAGCCCATACGAAGGCCTCCGCAGCGATTCCGCCGGAGAGGCATATAACGATTTCATTTCGGCAGTTGCTTACGCCCAGGCGGAATACGACTGGGATCACCGCACCGGCTGCCCGTTTTAACTTTGGGGAATAGCAATGGCTAACGAACTTGTGATTACAGCCAGCTCTCTTGCTGAGCGAGGCATTGACTGCGCTACCTGGAGCGCTCTCAAGAACAGTATTTATCCTGGCGCCAAGGATGAGTCAGTGATGATGGCGCTGGACTACTGCCGGGCCAGAAACCTCGATCCGCTTCTGAAGCCCGTTCATCTGGTGCCAATGAGCGTTAAGGACTCGAAGTCGGGTAAAAGCGAGTGGCGCGATGTGGTTATGCCGGGCATCGGGCTTTATCGGATTCAGGCCGATCGCTCCGGTGATTACGCTGGCGCAAAAGAACCAGAGTTCGGCCCGGACGTCACTCTGACGCTTACCGGTATTGAGGTGACCGTACCTCAATGGTGCAAGTACACAGTCAGCAAGCGCATGCCGAGCGGGGAGATCGTCGAATTCAGCGCGAAAGAATACTGGGTTGAGAACTATGCCACCGCCGGCCGCGACACTACTGCGCCAAACGCAATGTGGAAAAAGCGCCCTTATGGCCAGCTGGCGAAGTGTGCCGAGGCTCAGGCTCTGCGTAAGGCGTGGCCTGAAATTGGCCAGCAGCCCACTGCCGAAGAGATGGAAGGTAAAACGCTGGAAGTGGATGCGCGTGACGTGACGCCGCGCAGCACGACAGAGGCGCTCCCCCTGGTGGCCAGTGAGGAAACGCTGCAGGCAATTACCGACCTCCTGACGTCCCTGAATAAGGACTGGGAGAAGGACTTCCTGCCTCTGTGCAGCAACATCTTCAAGCGTGACATTTTCCAGGCATCACAGCTCACCGAAGAAGAAGCGCAGAAAGGCTTTAGCTTCCTCCAGAAAAAAGCGCAGGTGGCAGCATGACACCAGAAATTATCTTCGAACGAACTGGCATTGACGTTACCCGCGTTGAACAGGGAGACGAATCCTGGCACCGCTTACGCCTGGGCGTGATCACTGCCTCGGAAGTTCACAACGTCATTTCTAAGCCCAAGTCAGGCAAAAAATGGACTGATATGAAGATGTCCTACTTCCTTACGCTCCTTGCCGAAGTGTGCACCGGCGTGGCGCCGGAAGTTAACGCCAAGGCGCTGGCCTGGGGAAAACAGTATGAGGCCGACGCTCGCACCCTGTTTGAGTTCACCACCGATGTGCAGGTAATCGAGTCGCCGATCCTTTTCCGTGACGAAGGCATGCGTACCGCCTGCTCACCTGATGGCCTGTGCAGTGATGGTCGCGGCCTTGAGTTGAAGTGCCCTTTCACCTCTCGCGATTTCATGAAATTTCGGCTTGGCGGCTTCGAGGCTATCAAATCCGCCTATATGGCCCAGGTGCAATTCAGCATGTGGGTAACCGGGAAGGATGCCTGGTACTTCGCGAATTATGACCCTCGCATGAAGCGAGAAGGCATTCACCATGTGGTTGTTGAGCGCGACGACAAATACATGTCCGACTTTAACGAAATGGTGCCGGAGTTCATCAGCAAGATGGATGAATCGCTGGCGGAGATCGGTTTCACCTTCGGGGAGCAGTGGAAATGAAACGCACTCCATTTTACCGCAGGCCCGGCAAAGTCGGGAAATTCTCCGGCCTTCGCGAGCGCGTGATCTGGATGATTCAGAGGCGCGGCCGCCCTGTTACCGGCAGAGAAATAGCGGAGAAGTTCGGCGTGACGCTCGTCGAATTTAACCGAGTAGCGAACGGCATAACCAGGGGAGAAGGCCGCATTGCGCAGCTGATCGCATCGGAAACCTGGCTCAACGAGGACGGCATCTGTGATCGCACCTTTGACCTGGTCACAAGGCCAAAGGTCATTACCCCGCAGGGCAAAACGCGCCTGTTCACTAAGCGATCGATGGCTCAGGCCGCCTCTGGCAACCGTCAGAAATGTATAGATAAAGCGGCCCGGCGCCGCCGGCTTATCGCATCTGGCCTCTATATCGATGAAATGGAGTCAGTCCTATGAACCACTACTCACTTATCTATGCCGACCCGGCCTGGTCTTACGGGAACACGATCAGCAACGGTGCCGCCGTCGACCACTACCCCACCATGAGCTTGCTCGATATGAAGCGGCTGCCGGTATGGGAGCTCGCCGCGGATAACGCTGTGCTGGCGATGTGGTACACCGGCACCCACAACCAGGAGGCGATCGAGTTGGCCGAGGCCTGGGGCTTTACGGTGCGCACGATGAAGCTATTCACTTGGGTGAAGCTGAACCAGCTGGCCGAGCTGCGCATTACCAAGGCTCTGGCAGAGGGTGCCGTCGCCGACTTTTACGACTTCCTCGACCTGCTGAATGCTGAGACGCGCATGAACGGCGGCAACCATACCCGCGCCAATACCGAAGACGTGCTGATCGCCACCCGCGGCGCCGGGCTGGATCGCAAGCACGCTGGAATTAAGCAGGTGGTCTACAGCCCACTCGGCGCGCACAGCGAGAAACCGTGGGAAGTTCGCCACCGCCTGGAGCAGCTCTACGGCGACGTGCCGCGGATTGAGCTTTTCAGCCGCAGCGCAGCGCCAGGCTGGAGTCACTGGGGCAACCAGTGCGCCACCGCTTCCGTTGAGCTGATCCCTGGCTGCGCCATCGACGTTGTGAAGACGGAGGCAGCATGACGCCAGAAGAAAAGAAAAATGCGCTCAGAAGCATCGCACGCAGGGCTAACGATGAGGTTAAGGCACAACGGCGGTCATCTCCCGCTTTAAGTTGCGACGAGATATCACGACCGATCCTCAACGGATGCATGCCGCTGGTAAGGCAGCTTGGGTTAACGCCAAGCCATCTCTATGTGGAAATCGGCATTTTGAACGGAAAGATAAAGGAGCGCTGACATGCCAGAAATCATTGATCAGGCCAACGAGTTAGAGGAACTCCAGCGGGAAGCCGCCATTGCGAAATGTCGCATCAACCATGCGGCGGTTTCAGCTACTCACTGCCGCGACTGCGGGGAAGAGATACCCGAGCGGCGCCGGGAACTGGTGGCGGGCTGCCAGCGCTGCGCTGATTGCCAAGAAGAAGAGGAATTACGCGGTAAGCATCGGAGGCCGTAATGTTCAAGTTAATTCAGAGAGGCCAGGTCTTTGCTGATTGCCACAGATGGCCGGTAATTGTCGCCGGCAGTGACGCTAAGGTGGTTCGCTACTGGCGCCAGGGACGGATCAACACAGCAAGCATAGACCGCTTTAATAATGATTTCGAACCGCTCTCTCACGAAGAGGCCCAGCAGATAAAGGCAGATCTGGAGCAGAGCGAACACATTAAGAAACTGCGCTCGCAGCGGGCGGCGTAACCTGGAGGAAATATGGCGTCTGACAAACCGATAACAGCACAGCAGGCCGCCGATTTGCTCATCGTGTCGGCGCGGGTGATCTACCGCCTGATTGATTCTGGAGAACTCGCCGGCCGCAAGGTCGGCAACAAGTACAGAACGACCGAGGCTGCGTGTATTGCATATTTGAAAACCCCGCGCGATCCTGTCATCGCGAACGCGGGTGAACATAAAGGAGAAGTTTTATGTCAATCACCCTCAGGGGCGGCGTGTGGCACTGTCATTTCTTTACGCCGTCAGGAAAAAGAGTTAGGCGATCTCTTGGCACGGGGGACAAAAAGCAGGCTCAGGAGCTCCACGACAAGCTGAAGGCGGAAGCGTGGCGGGTTGACCAGATCGGCGACCTGCCCGTCAGAACCTTCGAAGAGTGCTGCATCCGGTGGCTGCGGGAAAAGGACCATAAGCGATCGCTGGATGATGACAAAACCAAAATTGAGTTTTGGCTGCAGCATTTTTCCGGACGTGATATCTCGAAGATAACGGCGGAGGAAGTTCATGAAGCCGTTAATGGGATGAACAACCGTAAGCACCTTCAGGTGTGGGAGAGTAAGCGTGATGCCGCGATGAGGAAGGGAAAGCCGGTTCCGGAGTACAAACCACGGCAGGTTTCGCAGGCGACGAAGGCGCAACACCTTTCCTTCATTCGTTCCCTTCTCAGGGCCGCGGCGAATGACTGGGGCTGGATAAAAACAGCTCCAGTTATCAAAACCCGCAAGCCGATCAGTAAGAGGATACGGTGGCTGACCAGAGAAGAAGCTGAGCGGTTGATCGAGTGCATGCCGGAGAGCATTAAGCCAGTGGTGATATTTGCACTGGCAACCGGCCTGCGCCGCTCAAACATCATCGGTCTTGAGTGGCAGCAGGTCGATATGCAGAGAAAGGTTGCATGGGTAAATCCGGAGAACGCAAAAGCGGGCAAGGCGATTGGCGTAGCTCTGAATGATACCGCATGCAGGGTATTAAGGGATCAGATAGGGAAGCACTCCCGGTGGGTGTTTGTTCACACGACGGCAAAGCATCGCCCTGATGGGACACTGACGCCCGCGGTTAGAAAAATGCGTGTGGATGACAATAACGCCTGGCGCGCCGGGTTGAAAAAAGCGGGGATCGAGGATTTCCGTTTTCACGACCTCCGGCACACTTGGGCGAGCTGGCTAATTCAGTCCGGCGTCCCGCTTTCTGTTTTACAGGAAATGGGAGGATGGGAGAGCATCGAGATGGTACGTCGTTATGCTCACCTGGCGCCGAACCACCTGACCGAACACGCACGGAAAATTGACGCCATTTTTGGCGCTAGCGACACAAATACGACACAAGGAGGAAATCAGGCTGGTTTAAAACTGGCGTAA